TAGATGCTGTGTTCGAACTCATCACGATATCGATCTGGTCAAGGTTGAACGCCGATGCGTATACGTTCCCACTCGTCACCCTGAGGTGGGCATTGTTCACATCTAAGAACGTATCGTTTCCGTTCATTTCTACTATTTGGGGAGGTTTTTTTAAACTGGTGAAATTTTTTGTCAACCACTATATTGTAACCCAGTTCCACCTACTTGATACTTAAATCTAAAATATTCCTGTAAAAACTTAACCTGTGCCTGGCTAATGACACCATTATTACGTTTAAAAATGATTGTTTCTGCGTAAAATTGATTTCCCGTGTTATGACGATCGAATGAATGTCTATTACCCCATGTAAGAGCATCCGCTAAGTTTCCACCTGGATCAGGGGTACTATTCGCTATATTTACATCTAAATTACCCCTTGTGAGTGTAGCCATACTGATATGATTACTAATACCTCTACTCTTTGTAGCACCTGACCGAGCAGAAGGAAATGCGTTACGTGTTTTCGCGACGACACAATGGACAGCCCGTATGGTATCAGATGAACCAGTTCCCAATATCCCACCCGCAGTTCTCGTGTTACCGTCATCCTTCCCATACCCATTACCATTATATACCATTAACTCACCACCGTTTAAATCTGTAGTCCAAGTGTCCCATGTAACAGCGGCACGGTTAGCATTCGTATACGAATCATGATAATACATCCATTTTGAACCACTCGCCGTCTGTACTTCATTAGGTGATGTACATGCGACATGAAAAACTGTCGAACTATCTCCGATTTTTTCAGTCGTACCACCAGTTATATCTGTAGGTGTTCGACTAACCATGCGAGCATCGCTATTAGTCCCCGTCCAAAATCTTCGCCCGTTTATGTATCTAGTCACACAATTCGTGGCGGTTAAGTAATTATCTACCCAGTTTCCACTTTTATTGTGAACATAACTAATTGTATCTCCCTCGTCAATACCCCCTTCGAGATAATCTACATCATCCATATCCCACCAATAATGGGGACCCCAACTTCTGATAGTATCTTCCATGAACGACAGGTTACGTATCATACCGGCGTAATATAAATCTGCACGCACGTTGAGGTCATGGGTTAAAGTCAGTGTACCGTCGTTAATCATAGATTGTTCGCGTTCGCGTGTACCGAAAATGTTCCATTGATCAACACCCGCATACCCATCACCACCTCCACTTCTCGCTTCTATCACGAGTCGAAAATATTTAAAGTATTGTGTGGGCGCACTCGTGGGTGTATATGTTGTAAATTCAGTGGCGCTACTTCTCGTTATACCTGAAAAATTATCTAAAGCCGTCCACGCACCCGTTAAATCATTACTTCCCGCGATACACCCCGCACCTGGGTGGCGACCCACTTCACGAGCCCCTTGAATATTAGAATAACTGTATTTAACTTTGTACGGAAACTCAATCTGAAGCCATTGACCGTACCTATTCGTACCCCCAACATTCGTGGTCGTCGCCGCCGTACTCGTTCCACCTGTCCACGATCCATCTACAGTAGAATAACTAGCCGGTTCAGCTTGTGACCAATGAAAAATTAGAGTATTGGCAGTCGTCGTTCTATCGAATGCTTTATACGCTGGAAATTGGGGATACGTTGAACTCGCACTTGTTTTAAAATTGCCATGCCCTACAATATAGGAATCGTAATTAGATAAAGCTCCGGGTGGAAATTGTTCTACATCGTTTGAATCATCAAGAACGTGAACGAAACCGTCGACTGCGACGTTCCCAGTCACGGTCAAATTCTCACTCACAGTGAGATCCCCGCCAACCTCCACATTCGAAGTGGTCACGAGACCAGTAATCGCATTCGAAAACTGAACCGTGTTTGAAGTCACGTTTCCGTTTTCGACAATTTGGTGGAGGTTCGATGTGATACCGGTGACATTACTCGCGTCACCGTAGAGATACCCCGCGGTGACGTTCCCTGTGACGACGATGTTACTGGATACTACAATCCCCGTCTCGGCGTTCGTAAACTCGATCGTGTGAGGGGTGGTGTTTCCCGTATCGGTCACGGAGCTCAAGGGATACGATGGAACAATACCAATTCCACCGAGGGTCATGGTTTCCGCCGAAAGATTTCCATCAATCACGAGAACGTTCGACCCATCATCATCGACGTAGAGATTCGACCCAACACTCAAGTTGTGTCCCGGATCGGCATTTGAAATACCGACGTTATTCGTCGTGTAATAGATTTCACCATCTCCCTTTACCTGCCAAGCACCACCTATCCCACTTGGGAGGTTCGTCAAGAGACTTCCGTCACCCGAGAAGTAATCAGCTTTCACATTACCCGTGACCACGAGAACGTTCGACCCATCATCATCGACGTAGAGATTCGACCCAACACTCAAATTGTGTCCCGGATCGGCATTTGAAATACCGACGTTACTGTCGATGAAATATATTTCATCATAATCGTTCGTGCTCCAAACACCACCTGTCCCACTCGGGAGGTTCGTCAAGAGACTTCCGTCACCCACGAAGTAATCAGCCTTCACATTACCCGTGACCACGAGAACGTTCGACCCATCATCATCCACATAAAGGTTCGAACCAACACTCAAGTTGTGTCCCGGATCGGCATTTGAAATACCGACGTTACTGTCGATGAAATAGATTTCACCATCTTCCTTTTCCTCCCAAACACCGGCTGTTGGTAGATTTGACAATGCCGAACCGTCACCGATGAATTTCAGTGCGTGTACGTTACCAGTCGCGACTAAACCAGTTGTCGCGTCAGTGAGTAAAATCGTGTTTGATGTGACATTACCGTTATTCGCGATTTGTTCGAGGTTCGATGCGATATTCGTTAATTCCGAACCGTCACCGATAAATTTAAGGGCTTCTACGTTACCAGTCGCCACTAAACCAGTTGTCGCGTCAGTGAGTAAAATCGTGTTAGACGTGACATTACCGTTATTTACGATTTGTTCGAGGTTCGATGCGATATCGGTCAATTGCGACCCGCTACCGATAAACGAAACGGCTTCTACCGTACCCGAAGCCACAAGACTCGTACCGGTATTTGTAAACTGTACCGTGTTCGAGGTTACGTTTCCGTTATCTGTGATCGCTTGTAAGTTCGATGCGATATTAGTGAGTTGAGAGCCGTCACCCTTGAAACTGGAAGCCTCGACGTTCCCAGAGGCAACAACACGCCCCGATACGATGAGTTCTGCTGTCGGAGAAACACTCATACTACCACCCATACCGGAGTGAATAGTGCAGTAATAATAGAGTGTCGAGGGAGCTCCGGGTGGGACCGTGAACTTCAGGTGATTGACAACACTCGTGTAGTCTGTGCCCGCGGTATAATCGCTCGCAGGAATTGAACCAGAACCATTTTGCGCACCACCCCCGTCAGCCAAGGTAGCCAGTCTAAAAGGGTGTGAGGTCCCGGGATTTGTCAAATCAAAAAGATACGTCTGATTTTCGTGTAATTCGAGTGAAAGCTGCTGAACTCCATCGATATAAAAGACACCACCACTCGCCGTCACAACAAACTCTTTCGTGGTTCCTAGTGTAGCTGCGTTGCTTATTAAGGCTGTAGTCGATGTCACGTTCCCGGAGACCGTGACATTCCCCGAGGCGGTGAGTGAAGTGGTCGCGTTCGTGAACCGAACCGTGTTCGATGTCGCGTTATTGACATTAACGACATCGTCGAGAGTGAGTAAGGCCAGGTTTGACCATATATCCACGTTCGAAGCCTCGAGGTTTGTCACACGTGGTTCTAATGCGTCGATGCGCCCAGAATTGGAAGTCATATCCGTCTCTATGGCGGTGATTAGTCCAGCCTGAACAGTGTTGGCATCTTCGAGGGTCGTGATGCGCCCAGCATTATCCGAAAGATCGGTTGTTAAAGAGGTGATTAATCCCGCTTGGACTGTGTTAGCCGTTTCTAATGTTTCAATCCTCGTGACGTTCGAGGCGAGATTTGACCATATATCCACGTTCGAGGCTTCGAGGCTCGATATACGTAGTGCGTTACTCGTCACGTCAATTTCAATCGCGGTGATCAAACCTCCCTGTACAGTGTTAGCCGCTTCAAGGTCCGATATACGAATCACGTTCGAGGTCATGTCTGTCTCCACCACACCGATGCGAGAAGCGTTCGATGCCAGGTCTGTCTCCACCACACCGATGCGAGAAGCGTTTGAGGCCAGGTCTGTCTCCACCACACCGATACGAGAAGCATTCGAGGCCAAGTCCGTTGTTAAAGTTGAAATGAGACCAGCTTGAACCGTGTTGGCATCTTCTAAAGTAGATACACGAGAGGCGTTCGAGGTCAGGTCCGTTGTTAAAGTCGAAATGAGACCACCCTGAACCGTGTTGGCATCTTCTAAAGTAGATACACGAGAGGCGTTCGAGGCCAAGTCCGTTGTTAAAGTTGAAATGAGACCAGCTTGAACCGTGTTGGCATCTTCTAAAGTAGATACACGAGAGGCGTTCGAGGTCAGGTCCGTGGTTAAGGTGGAAATCAGCCCAGCCTGAACCGTGTTCGCGTCTTCGAGAGTAGATACACGAGAGGCGTTCGAGGCCAGGTCCGTGGTTAAGGTGGAAATCAACCCACTCTGAACTGTGTTGGCATCTTCTAAAGTAGATACACGAGAAGCATTCGAGGCCAAGTCCGTTGTTAAAGTTGAAATGAGACCACCCTGAACCGTGTTGGCATCTTCTAAAGTAGATACACGAGAAGCATTCGAGGCTAGATCCGTCTCCACCACTCCGATACGAGAGGCGTTCGAGGTCAGGTCCGTTTCCAACACACTGATGCGAGAAGCGTTATCGGTGAGATCACTCGAAAGGGCGACACCCGTGAGGGTCGTACCATCACCATAGTAACTTCCGGTCGTGACAGTCAAATTGTTTTGTGTGATGAGATTACCTAGAATTTCTACGGTTATGAGATTCGAGTCATCGAAGATGTGATTATCTGTCACCGTATTTTGTGTATACCCAATCGTAAAGGTATGATCGTGAGGATCGGAATCACCTTGGGATTCACCGTGGTGAATGAGGGCAATATTCTTACCGGGGTGTTGCATGATGATACCCACATCGAGTTCGTGGGACGTATTGTTGTTAGCGATACCGATGATACGGTCATTGATTACAAGATTATTTGATTCGACGGTATACGAATTACCATCGACGGTGATGTTTCCCAAAATTTCTACATCTGACGAAATGACGATAGTTCCGTTAGAGCGACCAATGGTGGAATTTTCGAGAAAGTTTCCAGCTCCGATAATCGGAATTTTGTTTGGGGTGAGTCCAGCGATGGATATGTTTGAACCCACTTCAACATTATCGGTCGTGACAAGTCCAGTGACATTTATAGTGTTCGACACGGTGTTTCCGGTGTTGACAACTTGTTCGAGTGTCTGAAGTTGAGTTAATAAATTTGAAGGTTCAATTTTTTTGAAATCATTATTCACGTTGTTCACGTAGACATAGTTGATGGCATCCTCGTCGAGAACGATTTGAGCGTTGGGAACATCGTTCGCGCGACCGATACCAGTGACAAACACGGCACCGTTAGTAGGGTGTATTTTTGTAACCAAGCCAATGTTTTGAATGAGATCGTTATTGAATGGTTTTACATTAGATAAACCACCTGGAACTGTGTTACTCACATACACAGTCTCACCTTCGATGAACGTCCCTGTAGCGACATTGAGGGCTTTACCGTAGGCTACGGCTGTCCCCTGTTGACCAGCCAGGAGAGCCTGATTCGATAGACCAATAGACGGCATCTTAGTGGGGTCGCTCGAATCTGCCAGACCCACGTTCAAAATATTAGCATTATGTGTACCCTTCACATAAACTGCGTCACCCGCATCGATTGTACCGGTTGTGTCGTTTCTAATTTGAATGTACGTGTGCCTTGGATAATCGTTCACCCAATCCGTGCCATCATAGACGAGTAACTGGTCAGTCAGTGGTCCGTCGAGATTGACGTTGTGTAATTGGTCGACTTTTATGCCGACGTTCGAAATGAGGTCGGTCGTCAAAGCTGTAGTCGGGTTTGTGAACTGAACCGTATTCGAAGTCGCGTTATTCACGTTTACTACATCGTTAAACGTTAAATTTGAAATGCGAGAAGCGTTATCGTCCACGTCCGTACGGAGACCCGTGAGTAGACCGGCATAGACTGCATCAGTGGCTTCTAACACGGACACGCGAGAGGCGTTATCACTGAGATCTGTATCGAGATTCGTAATACGTGCGGCGTTATCCGCAACATCGGTTTCTATAGCGGTTATCAAACCCGCCTGAACCGTGTTCGCCGCTTCTAGGGTCGTGATACGTGCGGTGTTATCCGAAAGATCGTTTGTTAAAGTAGTGATTAGCCCAGCTTGGACTGTATTGGCATCTTCAAGGGTTGTGATACGCGCAGCGTTATCAGTCACGTCGGTTTCTATGGCGGTGATCAGACCAGCTTGGACTGTATTGGCATCTTCAAGGGTTGTGATACGCGCAGCGTTATCAGTCACGTCGGTTTCTATGGCAGTGATTAATCCTGCTTGAACCGTATTGGCATCTTCAAGGGTTGTGATACGCGCAGCGTTATCAGTCACGTCGGTTTCTATGGCAGTGATTAATCCTGCTTGAACCGTATTCGCCGCTTCGAGGGTTGCGATACGCGCGGTATTGGATGTTACGTCCGATTTAATCGACGTAATTAATCCTGCCTGTACTGTATTCGCGGTTTCTAACGTGGTAATTCGAGATGCATTGGAAGTCACATCGGTTCGTAAACCCGTTATTAAACCAGTTTGTGTCCCGTTTACAGTTTCAATATTTGCGATGCGCGCAGCATTACTTGTCATATCAGTCTCAAGGGCAACACCCGTGAGGGTCGTACCGTCTCCGAAATAACTCCCACCCGAATCGACAGTCATGTTATTTTGTGTGTGGAGGTCACCGAGAACGTTCACAGTGATTTTATTGGCCGGATCATTTAGTATTGTCGTATCAGTCGCGGTATTTTGCGTATAGCCAATCGTGAATTCTTGTGCGTACGGATTACCCGATGCGCCGTGGTGTATGAGACCGATGTTTTTCGTGGGGTACTCCATGAGAATACCCGTATCGGCACCACTTAACGTGTTATCATACGCAATACCGACGATACGATCCTTCACTTCAAGGGATTGTGAATCGATTTTATATGTTTCTCCGCTCATGAGTATGTTTCCCGTGATTTCAAGGTTAGATGTGATCGAGACCTTATCTGTACCCTGAGTGATATGAGAGTCGACGAGTGTGTTATTTCCATCGACATATGGTACAGTCCCGGGTGTGAGACTAGCCACGGAGAGTTTATTTCCGACATTAACATTACCGGTCGTGATAATACCTGTGTCAGGATTCGTAAACTGAACTGCGTTCGATGTGACGTTTCCGTTATTTGTGATCTGTTCGAGATTAGAGGCTATACCAGTGAGAAGTGAGCCGTCGCCTTCGAACCTCGTCGCGTACACGTTTCCGTTTACGTGTAGAGTCGCATCTGGACTAGCTGTGGTTATACCGACCCTATCATTTTCGGTATCGACGAACAAGTGCGAGGACCCAACTTGTAGGTTACTCGCGATGTCGACCTTCCCTGAAAATATATGGCTCGTCGTCGCGACCATTTATATTAGCTTAGATAAAATGTAATGCATTTTATATGAGGTAATGATACAATGTGGGAGGCACTCGGGACTAAGCATTCTCGAGAGCTGTTATACGAGCTTCGAGTGCATCGTTTCTTGCCTTCTCGGCTTGGAGTTGTCTATCCACCTCTTGGAGGGCTGCCGTAGCCACCGTGAAAATGGCTTCCTTCTTAAGGTATATGAAGTCGTCTACCTCTTGTCCATAGACGAAGAGTTGATTACCTGCTACAACATTTCCAGTCTCGTCAATTGAAGCAATCCACTCACTCAAGTCTTCTTCAACGCGAATAGTGTGTTCATCGATCACTTCGTTTATTGTAATCGTATGTTCCACTTCCTTCATATCAAATATATTTAAGACGGAAGCATTACTCACGAGCGTGGAAGTATCAAAGTTTGTGAAAGTAATAACGTTAGAGTTAGAAACAGTCACCAACTCGTATATATTCGGAATACTGTCCGATTTTATTATTGTAGCGTAAGGTAGAGTTTCACGAACTTCCTGTGCAATAAATCCCCATACAGGTTCAGAACCTCGTCTGGCATAATCCTTGTACTTATACTGTTTAGGTTTCAAAAGTCTTAAAGTTTCTAAAGCAGAACCATCATCAACATCAATGATGTCTTTCTTTATACGTTCATCGGAAGCACCGACTACTCCACCAGCTGATGCTAGAGAACCCTTAGTAACTATATGCCAACTTGCGTATATACTTGCGTAACTCCAAGTTCCAGTACTGGAATAACGTGTCCCGGCATCCGGTGAATCCCAAGCAAACCACTGTCTCGAACCGCTTCCTAGATTAATGTTAGCATCACCATTCACATGTAGTTTCGCACCCGGACTCGACGTCCCGATACCGACATAACCACTAGAATTTATTGTCATACCATATGAGTCATTCGCTTCACGTCTAATTCTGAACGACCCATCTGTTACACACGCAGTTTCCCACCAATTACCAGACGCAATCCCACCCGCTCGTCCGTAACGAATATATGCATTCTGTCCTGTACTTGAAGGTGTGATATGCGGACCTTGTAGCATAATCATATTCATCGTCATATACTTCGTACCCGCCGTTTCTGAAGCAGTGGTTAACCCATCACCCCATAAAGATGTGGGTCGCACGTAAAAATTACGCCAACTCGCTTGTGCCGTACCATCGTATACATGTAACTTGTAACCCGGACTTATCGTCCCGATACCAACTCGTTTATTATTTCCATCTAGTGTTAGAACTGTATCTGTGGAATTAATGGAACTGTGAGGGTTCGGATCACTTGCAGAAGCCGAAAGTCCAAAATCTAGGAAATCCTTTCTAGATCCCCAGTTTCCCTGATTTATTACAAATTTTCTATATTCTGCTGTATTACTGGGATTAACCGCAGCGAACGAAAGTGTTGACCCGTGATTGTTATTTACATATGAAGATGCTATAACCAAGTCTGAGTACCTTGAACTCAATACGAGTTGGGATCGTCCATCCGAAACTGCGTTCACACCGGTAAATGCAGGCACGGTTCCAGCTGTAATGTGCACCCTATTGTCTGCCTGAACGTGAAGTGTCCCATCAGGATTATTCGTCCCGATGCCAACATTTCCACCGTTATAATAAATTTTGGACGCGTCGCCCGAATATTCGAGCCATTTAGAATCATTTAAACCTGTCAGACTAGATCCATCACCGTGATACTTTGTTGCGAGCATACTTCCATTAACTTGTAGAACGTTTGTCGAATCGTCACCACTCGTGTCAGGTACACCTCCTATTCCAACCATATTATTGACCCGATCGACGTAAAATGTGGGATCCTCTCCACCTGTAGTGAGGTTTCCTGAAACTAACTGGACGTTAGTATGCGCCATCTATAGTTAGCTTATATAAAAAACATCTTTGCAAATGACGAACAGGTCATTTGGAGAGAGTGTATTCAGTATCCGAATTCTATGGGTGTACCCGTACCTACAGTCAAACTCGTAAGTTCGCCGGCTGTATTACGGGAAATGTATTCGACAAATATATTGTAATTACCGGGTGAAGTCAAATTAAACGAAGGTTTAATAGCAACTGTCGTGGGTGCTACGTCCACCGTAGAACTCCATGGGTTTGTGTTTGTATTTCCGAAAATAGACATGGGTCCCATCGCAATAGCTAACGGGGTCGCGTCACCACCACGTTCACCACCGGCTATGTCCAGGGTCATCGTACTCACTTCTGTATCATCATTATCCAGGAGTTGTGCGACAATTTTAGCGTAAAACGCGTGTTGCGAAAACGTCAATGTGAGTTTTGCGTTTGCGACTGATGTACCACTAGCGTACGTACCCTGGTGACTGTACGTCTTTTTAGTGACACCGCCTGTATTCGTGATAAGACCGCCTTCGACGTATACGTTCCCGGTCGTGTACGTATTACCACGCGCTTCGATAACATTCGAATAATCTCCAGAACCGTCGATAAAACACTTTTCACCTACGGAAAGGTTGTGTACGGGCGCTGTATTCGCCGCACCGATATTTGAGTTTGCGTATAATTGACCATAGACATGGACGTTCATGGTTTCAGCATCATTGACTGTGACCTGTGTCACTTCCATCGCACTATCGTCCGTGTAGCCGATCGCGAGTTCTGTAGCGCTCGCATCATATGCTACGGCGACGTTCGAACCGTTAGGTCCGCGGTTGAGAATGTGTCCCAGATCAAAAGTAGCTAAATCGGTGTTATTGGTGCCGATTTCGACGAGACCGTCTTTGATTGTCGTATTAGTCACGTGAAGGTTTGCGACCGTACCGACTGACGTCACGTTTCCGGAAACGTACAGGTTTCCCGTGACAGTCAAATCTCCACTATTTCCTCCGGCGCCAGAAAGTGCTGAAATAGATAAAGGGACTTGTGTCCTAAAAAGTTGATGCGTACTTTGATTGTACGCGACGAACGTATTGGTCGTGTCATCCGTACCGACACCGGTAAAATCGGATGCTAATTCGAGTGGAGTGATGTACACGCCACTCGCACCGGTCGCATCGATTTTCTCTTCACTCGCATTGAATACGATCGAGTTTTCCGCCTGATCTTCTCGACAGTTTTTACCGAACCGAAGTTTCGTGGCACCACCGACAGTACTCAAGTTCTTCGGCATTAATATAGTGTCGCATTTTAATTCGCGTACATGAGCCCTGCCATACCGTTATTCACCCTGAGAATGTTATAGTTTACACCGTATATGGGGTCGATTAACGGTTTCGTCTCGCTATGTATCTTAACCGAATCTAAACGACTGAAGTTGAGCGAACCCGACGGTTGAAGTGAGCTCGTGTTTAGACAGAAACAGTGAAGAAAGAAATCAGGTGACGTCACGAAGTTTGTATGGTAATAACTCATGATATCGACGTAATGCGGTTTAGCGAATTTATACGCTCCTATATCGGTACCGTTAATACTCATCTTAATCTTATTATCGATCGATGTGAGTGTACTTTCTGAATTTGTATTGGAGCATGCTATGTACTTGACCGGGTGATTAAACATGAGTTCTTGCACGAGTTCGCCAGATGGGATGTTTTTCTGTACCTGTGTGATGAGAATATCATGTTTACGCGAAGTCATCATACCCCGCTCTTCATTATCAAGGTAGTAATAGTTCGCATACGCTTCTACGTTATAATTACTCGCTTCGGGACCCCAATAAATTCGCAAATCGACCGTATGGTACTGCAAAGCTACGAGTGGAATAGCGGACTGGGGACCTTCACAAAAAAAGAAACGAAGTGGGTAGAAATACGACCGGGCGCTCGCACCGGGGTGTGTACCGTTAGAACTTTTAGTAACATTTTGTGCGTACGTATCGATAGCAATCTTTTCAGTGAAATCATGATCCTGGACATCGATAACCTGACCGCCTATGAGAAGCTCAACTTTATCGATTACCCTACCCCAATCCTGAATATCGACGGAATTTGTGTTATTATCGATTGTAAAGTATGTATACCCGAGTAAATCACCGTTTCGTTCGAACCGGATAGATGACATGGAATTATTTTTCACAGCCCCTTGTATTGTTTGTTTCTCTAGAGACTGTGAAAAGTTAGAGTGTCGCTTGAACGTCGACGTGAAAAAAGAAATTTCAGGGTCTCCGATAATATGTTCATCTTGAGCTCCGACCGCTATGAGCTGTACAATTCCAGATGACATACTTATTATAATAATGGTATTTTTTAAATTGTATACACGTAACGCCCTGAAACGATCACATCAAGTTCTTTTTCTTGCATACAAAATTAAACACCAAAAACACTTGAGCAGTAGCCAAAATATCGACAGCATCTTGCTTGTACAGTTTCACATTTAACCTATCGAGTTTACGAATGGGTGTCAAATATTGTTGAGAGATAGGGTATTCATTCGTAAAAGTAAGTGTTGTGTTTCCGGTTGTGACGATCGAACCGAAAGATCCGTTTATACTATTGTGGCCACTAACATCTAAATCTTTCTTCGCGCGTTGGAAGAATGTATTTTTCAACTCATCAATCGAAACGTGAATAAGTTCGGTACTCGCACCGATACCCTTGAACCGAGCAGCAAGTAATTCAACCTGGATAACATTTTCCAGGGGTGTGGGTAAAAGGGCGTTTATTCCATTGGAATACTGGGAAGATGGTTGATCGAAAGTATCTACGATGACCGTGTGATATTCATGTTCAAAGTCGGGAATGGTCGGCTGAGGCGCTGTAACGAGAGCCATTTATAATACACACAGAAATTATCCACTTAAAAATTCGGTATAAATTTAACTGGAAATGGGAAGTGTTGACTAATTTTTAATCTACGATTTTGTAGTTCGCGTGGTCACGAACGAGTTTTTGACCACCACATACACCACCGAGGCTCGTCGAGTATACACTGTCATTGAGGCATTCCGCACTGCTTTTAAGACCAGTGAAGGGTTCCTCCGATACAGGCTGGATCTTGATAGATTTGGGCTGGTACATACTCACTCTACCTTTGGATAAAGCGGCGATAATCAAAATTAATATGATCGTGATAGCGATAGCTTTGAGTGTCGACCGATTAGTTTTATCGAGTTTCATGTACTATGTACTGACATTTTTTTATTAAGTGCGTTAAAGAGAAAAGATTAGTTTCATTATACAGAGTAATGGACGGTGAAATTATTCTGGACAGAGGGGACACCTCTGTCATGAAGTTAAATGATAACGAACAAGCTATGATGGATGAGATCCAATTAGATTTTACACGGCCACGAACAGTCGCACCACCTGTCATACAAAGAATGCAAGGTCGTGAACCTCAACCTACGATGGGGTTTCAAGAAGATGTTGACGCATTCGCGAATCCAGTGAAGCAAAATATTCCAGCACCCCCTCGAATGGAAGAGCCTGTCGATCACGGAGAATACGTAGATGATACCCCATATGATAATGGTCCTGGTATGGACTACGGTCCAATGGAACCACCTGAAGACACTCCTTCACCTGGTTATAAAACGATCGACGAGGAGAAGTCTGACCTCGTAAACAAACTCGGGCGTTTAGAGAAGCGAGGGTTTAACGTGAACAAGCGTCTGAATGCGTATTCACCCGTGGATGAGCTCCGAACAGAAGTGAAACGCATTACGTACAGTATCGAAGTTGATAAATCTGTTAAATTCTCCCGACGTATGTTAATTGCGTGTGTCACTGGGTTGGAGTTCTTGAACAAGCGGTATAATCCATTCGATATTCAGCTTGACGGCTGGTCTGAAAATGTCATGGAGACACAGGATGATTACGATGAAGTGTTTGAAGAACTTTTTGTGAAATACCGCACGAAGATGAATATCGCCCCCGAAGTCAAGCTCATCATGATGCTTGGTGGAAGTGCGATGATGTTCCATCTCACGAACAGTATGTTCAAACAGGTCATGCCAAATATGAATGATGTCATGAAACAAAATCCCGATTTGGTAAATAATATGATGAGTGCGGTTCAGAATACCATGGCCAATAGTAATCAGACATCCCCTCCAGCGTCCAATGGTGAAAAATATGAGATGAAGGGACCCGGTCTCGACATTTCCAGTCTGATGGGAGGTATCATGATGCCCCCAACACCCCCGATGAACACAACACCCATACAGAAATCCGTCGAGTATACACCCGAGGTTCCCGATGACGGTGACGATATATCTGACATCGTGTCAGAGGGTGGGGCTGTAGATGAAGGTGATGATGAAGTGAAGGAAGTCAAAATGCCAGCGGCGAAGGCTAAGCGTGGTCGTAAGAAGAAGGTTGAAATTAATTTGTAAACATAGAGTAAATGATAGGGTATGCCCCTATAGATTTCGATGACCCACTCGAAATCCCCACGAATTTCCGAAAGCGGGAAGTCGTGGATGAAAATTTCGAAAAAGTACCAGAGAAGAAGGTTGTGAAGGCTCAGCCCGTAATCGATGAAACCACGGAATGCAACTATGTTGTCATGTTTTTCATCGTCGGGGTTCTCGCACTCGCTGCGATGGATTCCGTTAAGAAGTAAGTATCATGAATGTACCGCGTGACAAAACATCACGTGTTACATTTTAAGCATTTTCTAAAGCCACTACGCGTTCTAATAATGACTGGTACGCCTGTTCAGATGCTGTCAGGCGTGTCTGTAAGTTTTCTGTTTTCTGTTTTTCCTGTTCCAAGTCACTCGACAATTCCTGTACAGCGCCGGTGAGTATGGGTATAATTCCGATATAACTGAGATTTAAAGGGGTCTGTGTTTCGCCACTATCGTTGTGTCTATAATCGTTAGTGTCTGGACGGTATGTATAGTTTGCACGATCCTTTTCTAAAAGTTCGTTGTATTCGGGTACAGTTTTGATTATTTCATTTTTTTTAGTTTCCTCACCGAAAACGAGTATATCGAGTCCGGGTATATTTCTGACATCTTGTGCGATGAAACCATATTCATCGTTCCAATTATAGTCATTTTTCACATTTTCCCATTCATCATCTGTAGGTATCCACGTACCTGTTACTTCACCTGGTACGTTTAACTTTTCGTATTTTAAAGGCCGAAGTTGTTTAACAATTCCCAAACAATTTGTAATTTCTTCCTCATTATATTTGATTCGGTCATCAGAAGGGGATACATTATTAGCACTAACATTACCGTAAACAAAAAGCGTACTGACGCTGTCCAAGGCCATACGGATACTGTTGTTTATCCTCCATTCATGCCTGACACCTCCCTGTGCTCCACCGACACCAGGAGTACCTATGATGGTGTTGAGTTCGTTGTCCCACGAACCGACGTTGTAGCACAGACGACCACCACCCTGTAGCCAGAGTTCATCGGAGTGAGAAGTGCTTTGTCTGAAATCGTTATAAACGCCTATCGTCATGCGTAAATCTTCACTCGAAGAACCACCTAGATAAGCACTCTCGTCTTGTACCAAGATGAACGCCCTGTCGCTCCCATTATTGACTCTGGAATTGAAGTTGATGATGGTGTGATTACCCGGGGTAAGGGGAGTATACGATGCAACCTGACCGTCGGCGACTATATTATTACTACCCCCACCGGACGGTGCACCTGGTCCGGAAATAGACCCCGCTACGTATAAATTCCCAACCTGTAATCCTGCGTATTCTCCGATCATATTCCCTTGTCCACTAGCCCCACCGTATAAACGTAACCAACCATCGTTCGCTGGTGAAAACGTATAGTAATCTCCATCGGATGGCATACCATGATCAGACCCAACCCACGTATTTGTACTCGCAGAAGTGAGGCGTAGACCGGCATATTTCGTTGATGTCGTACTCCCCGATCGTATGTTGGTGAGGAACCTGGGGGGGAAACTACTGTTATCTATAAGCCCGGGGTCTTGGCTAGTGATCGTGATGATCGGTTGCTCAGAATACTTTTGAGCGACCTCTTGTGCATTCGACGGTTGTAGATGAAACTCTATTTTAGGTGCTTTCAAACGTAATCGGTCTCCGTATAAAAACCTATCGTTTGACATAGTATCATTCCATGCCGTCGTAGAAGACCCGTGGGGAACACCAGTACCTCCATCACTATCGGACCCATACCACTTCGACATGAATATTTCCGAATCGCGGTCATCGGTAGTACCGAGATGTACAACTTGTATGGTTGATGCGTCAACTAAGTTATCACCTTTCGTACCACCGAATAGAATTCGTTTCGTATTCGTATTATTCGTCGTAGACCCTACGACAATCTCATCAGCCTTAACATACCCTTCAAATAACGAATTACCTCTAAATACACTCGTTAAGGGGTATTCATATACGTACACATAACCCTTTCTAGTATTGAAAGGACCGGGCCCTCCCGGAGCACCAGTTACGACCAGGTCACCACTTTTTGTCGCAATTGAAAATCCCTGTAATTCCCCCGAAGGTGACTCTTTATACTTAATTTCACTCACGCGGTACCATTCCGATCCCGAATAATCATAGGCTAAAAACATATATGCCCTATCGTACATGGACGCAAATAGACGCGACCCATCGGTCCCCATGGCTAAAGCATAGCCGTGTTGACTCTGTAAGTACGTATTTAAATTTGGTCGTAGATTTTCAACCCAGTTTGCTTCACCTGTATCGTATTCATAATATAGAATTCTTCCCGTATGCGCGTCCGTAAACGATCCATCGAAATAACCAGGTGCTGACGCGGAGATACGAGTTCCATCAGGTGATATTTGAACAGCTGACCCAAAACCCCCAAACGAAATATCTTGGTAATCATTCCAGTTTGTCATGTGAGTAGTATTTAGATTGGGACCTTTAATCGTTCCCGCACCACCGTTCCCACTACTGGTACTCGTAGTACCGCCGACTGTCGTGACACCAGATGTCCAGTTTCCATTTTCCGGACAACGTTTTACTCGAACGTATCCAACCTGGTATTGGGGGTATCTTAATACATAATAGTCGAATCCCGGACGTATTCCCCCGTAAAAGGGGTGATTGCTATATTGGGGGCCCGTGTAACCCTGTAGGTCAATGTTAGTACTATATGCGATATTGTTATATGTACCACCACCACTGTGGTCACTCGATGGATAACTCTCTTTTCTCGTACCGGGCATACCGGCGATATAATGTCTACCGAACGCAGCCATGTGAACGGAATGTCCGTAACGATTAAACGAACTGTTTAATCGTACGTATGAACTAGTAGAAATAGGAACATGATTATATATATTCGATCCATCGTCAGTGTGAGAGAGGGTAAACCCATTGGCCCCGTTAGCTGTTTTTTCATACACGTAGACAACACCCGCACCATAATCAGGTGCGCTCGCCACGAATTTAAGCCCCCTGTCAGCCGCGAGAGAAACCGCATACCCAAAACTCGGACTTCCCGATCGGTATATCGTTTGAGTTAACGAGAACCCCGAACCAGTATCATCGTAAATGTATACCCGGTTAACATCCGGTGCACCTACGAGTATTCGTGTACCGGCATAATTCATGGAAACGGAATGTCCGAATTTACCAGCTGCATGAGGTCCGTTGATATAACTACCGTATTGAACCCATGTCCGTTGCGCACCACTGCCAACAAGATTCCATATACCTATATAGCCGCGGTAACTATCGTATTCGATACCACTCGCAACGATACGGTTACCGGCGAAATTCATATCTACCGAATACCCGAATTGCGAGGCATTACTTCTACCATCAATACGTAATCCGACCTGTGCCATTAATTAAAAACGATATATTAATTTCCATCATAAAACGTTCGGCGTGTACCCGGAATCGTTACCATCGTGAGGTTCTCGATTGGTCACCCGAACATCTTTAATGAAAAGTGCGTTACAATTCACCTGATACGTCTGCACTAGGTCAACCGCGTGTAAAGTTCTCGACACATATGCGTTTCCGGTAACGGTAAGCTTATCATTCGCCGTGTCGTTAACCGCTACATTCGCCCCCACCTGTAGTGTTTGCGTAGTCAAAACTTCAGTATTCGAAATACCGACAGGTCCATCAGTATAATAGGCTTTCGTACCGTCGGTTAAAAAAGCACCACCACCGAACGGGTTTCCACCTTGTGTGAGGTTACCTGTAAAATTGACATCCCCCGTAACATCCAACGTGTACCCAGGTGTAGTAGATGCTCCGATACCAACCCTAGCAAATGTAGCATCCCCTGTAAACGCCGGTGCGTTTGAAAAAACAACACTCCCCGTTCCCGTACTCGTAGTGACACCAGTCCCGCCACGGGCGACTGGAAGTATACCAGTCGTGATCTTACTTGTATCTAAATTGGCGAGTGTCGTTACTAACGTAGAATTTTGAGTTCCGTTAATCACACTGGATGTTCCCGTAACCGCTCCAGATACGGATAAAGTTCTCCCGGTACTCCATTGATCCGAACTCTGTGCGTTCCCCTGTAAAGACCCTATAAATGTACTGGCTGTCACGGTTCCCCCGGAAACGTCGAGGGTTGTCGCCGGGGTCAATGTCCCGATCCCAACCCTGTTATTGACAGAATCGACGAAAAGAGTATTCGTATCGACCGCAACATTACCACTTGAATAAGAAATATCATTCCCCGAAGTTACCCAAGGTGAAGGTTCAATCTCACCGCCACCAATGAAAGGAACCCCATTTCGTGTGATGGTTTGAAAATCGATGTTCCCTGCGATTGTCACGCCTGCAGAAACGTATGCGTTCCCGACAACGTGTAAATTGGATGTCGGTCCATTCACATCGACACCGACTCCTAAACTGGATATGACATTATCCAAGACTATGTTTGACGAGGCACCGACGAACGTAGTTTTATTCGCCCCTCGAAAGTTTAGGATACCATTAGCAGCCATGTCTACTATGTAGAAGGTTTTTTCTTACAAAGTGGGATGCACTTTGGAGGAAATTTTTTATTAAGGAGGGGTCGGCCAATCGACGTTCAGTAGATTTCCATCTTCATCTAAAGTTGGACGAGATGTAACTGGAAGATCTCTAAGAGCCTGACGATACTTCTCCCAATCTTGGATATCTTTTTCGAGTCTGTGGGGGTAATCGCGAGTCATGTATTTATCACTCTTATCGAGTAAAGCGTCTCGTTGCTCTCGCATTTTTGTAATAGCTTCAGCATGAGTCAATTGGTAGAGTGTTAATTCATACATTTCATCATGGGGTTTGTAAAAGTTTCCATCGTTAAATATGACACTTTCCCATGTACCGTTAGACGTATACGGTACACCTGGACACATCACCTCCAATACCTGGGCAAGCATTTAGTATATAGTAAGATTTTATGAAATAAATTCGACATACACATTACCACCGCCAGTTAAACCATGAGTACCCAAGAAAGAACGGTTCGTTGCATTCGTCGTAATATACGACGTACCACCTCTTGCCGTGTCACTACCTGTAGAATTGTATCGAAGAGCTGCGCGTCCACCCGTCGCACCCGCTCCTCCGCCAGCCGAGTCTCCGGATTCGGATCCTCCTCCACCAAAACCTCCATGTGTCGTTCCCGTACCACCCATGGCACCACCCGCTGGTCGCACACCACCCCGTGCACCAACGGGATCACCGTCTGCGGTCCAACCAGCTCCACCACCGTTACCGTTCCAGTGAGACGTACCACCCACACCTAGCGTACCCTGTGACGATGCGTCTGCATGACCCGCTGTTCCAGAATTATAGTGTCGGGGTCCGGCACCTCCACCTCCACCTGCGACCATATACACGTCATCATTATCCGTGTACGCTCCAGGTTTAAGGACCCATGTCGCACCACCACCGCTACCAGATCTAAAATCACCGGTTGATTCAGGTGGAGTTTGTCCTACGATAAAGACGACCTGTGTATTAATAGTCAGGGCAATATCAGCACGCACCGATCCACCACTACCAGGTGTGGTAATATACGGGGCGTATGACGAGGATGCTTCACCCCCTCTTGCACCGCGAGCCGTTATCCGATACGTCCCAGTTTTGGGAACCGTCCAGAGTTGGAATCCGCGTGTTACGATATTGAAAAAGTTCGTGTTATCCCACGGACTTATATTACCATAAGTGGATAAAGCGTCACTGAGCTGAGGACCGTACCTTGAATCACCGTTACAAGGTGTAAACGTGTGTGATGTAAACGGGTACAATTCTGTTACTACATCGGCGATACTAAGATCTAACCATGAATATAATCCATACCCCTCATATTTTAAAGATGTCGTATTGTACCGGATCATCCCTGTGACCAAAGTACCAGGTCTCTCTGCGGTCGTACCACTCGGCACGATTATTGCCCCGGTTCCCGATACATGAAGTTCTACACTCGGACTGGTTGTTCCTACACCAACCCTATTAATCGTCGTATCCACACAAAGAACAGAATCACTTCCCGGACCACCGGTCGATGTGAATATATAGGCTGCACCGGCACCGGAAGCACCCGTATCCTCGTAGTGCGCACCGATAAGAGCCGTATTTCCGTCTGAGGAGAGTGATACACTATGACCGAATCGGTCATCAAACTCTGCATCCGAGGCTTGAATTTTCTGCTGTTGAGTCCATGTCCCGTTAGAACGAGTGAACACGTAGGCTGCACCGGTTTGGGGACCACCCGTATCCTCGCCATACGCCCCAACGAGGGCTGTATTTCCGTCCGAGGAGAGTGATACACTATAACCGAAATAGTCAGATGCCTGTGCATCTGAGGCTTGTATTTTCTGTTGTTGAGACCATGTCCCGTTAGAACGAGTGAACACATAGGCTGCACCGGTATTGGTAGCACCCGCATCCTCGTAGTGCGCACCGATAAGAGCTGTATTTCCGTCCGGGGAGAGTGATACACTATAACCGAAATAGTCAGATGCCTGTGCATCCGAGGCTTGAATTTTCTGCTGTTGAGACCATGTCCCATTAGAACGAGTGAACACATAGGCTGCACCGGCATTGGCACCACCCGTATCCTCATAGCGCGCACCGACAAGAGCTGTATTTCCGTCCGAGGAGAGTGATACACTGTAACCGAACTCGTCATACGCCTGTGCATCCGAGGCTTGAATTTTCTGTTGTTGAGTCCACGTTCCATTAGAACGAGTAAATATATAGGCTGCGCCGGCATCGGTACCACCCGCATCCTCGACGTGCGCACCGATAAGAGCCGTATTTCCATCTGAGGAGAGTGATACACTAAAACCGAAAGAGTCATACGCCTGCCTATCCGAGGCTTGAATTTTCTGCTGTTGAGACCATGTTACACCAGAACGAGTGAATATATAGGCTGCACCGGCACCGGAAGCACCCGTATCCTCGTTATACGCCCCGATAAGGGCCGTATTTCCGTCTGAGGAGAGTGATACACTATGACCGAAATTGTCATATGCCTGTACATCCGAGGCTTGAATTTTCTGTTGTTGAGTCCATGTTCCGTTAGAACGAGTGAATACATAGGCTGCGCCAGCATCGTAACCAACGGTATCCTCGAGGTACGCACCGACAATAGCTGTATTTCCGTCTGAGGAGAGTGATACACTATAACCGAAATAGTCATTTGCCTGTGCATCTGAGGCTTGTATTTTCCCTTGTTGTTGATACACAATGGGGGTTGCTAACACTTGTGGTCCCACAATGAGGTTCGAGGACACATAAACGTTACCCTCGACGTGGAGGTTTGCATCGGGAGATGATGTTCCTACACCAACCCGACCAGTCGTGTATGAAATATCACTCCCCGATATTACCCACGGCGAAGACCCACTACCACCACCACCATAAGCCGAACCGTTTTGAGTGAGCGCACCGGTAAAATTGATATTTCCCGCAACATCTAAAGTGTACGCAGGACTGCTTGTTCCGATACCGACATCACCGGCTATGTAGGAAATATCACTCCCCGATATTACCCATGGAGATGAACCACCACCATAAGCCGAACCGTTTTGAGTGAGCGCACCCGTAAAATTGATACCCCCTATGACATCTAAAGTGTACGCAGGACTGGTTGTTCCGATACCAACCCTACTAGTCGTCGTATCCACACAAAGAACAGTTCCACCAGGACGAATGAACATATAGGCTGCACCGGCACTGGTACCACCCGCATCCTCGCCATACGCCCCAACGAGAGCTGTATTTCCGTTTGAGGAGAGTGATACACTAATACCGAAATTGTCATATGCCTGTGCATCTGAGGCTTGTATTTTCAGATTTTGAGACCATGTCCCGTTAGAACGAGTGAACACGTAGGCTGCACCGGCACTTTCGCCACCCGTATCCTCGCCAACCGCCCCGATAAGAGCCGTATTTCCGTCTGAGGAGAGTGATACACTATGACCGAAATTGTCATATGCCTGTATATCCGAGGCTTGAATTTTCTGTTGTTGAGACCACGTTCCGTTAGAACGAGTGAATATATAGACTGCACCGGCATTGGCACCACCCGTATCCTCATAGCGCGCACCGACAAGAGCCGTATTTCCATCTGAGGAGAGTGATACACTAAAACCGAAATAGTCAGATGCCTGTGCATCTGAGGCTTGAATTTTCTGCTGTTGAGACCATGTTCCACCAGAACGAGTGAACACATAGGCTGCACCGGCACCGGAAGCACCCGTATCCTCGTAGTGCGCACCGATAAGGGCTGTATTTCCGTCCCCAGAGAGTGATACTCTAAAACCGAATTGGTCATCAATCCCTGCATCTGAGGCTTGAATTTTCTGCTGTTCAGACCATGTCCCGTTAGAACGAGTGAACACGTAGGCTGCACCGGCACTGGTACCACCCGCATCCTCGCCATACGCCCCAACGAGAGCTGTATTTCCGTCCGAAGAGAGTGATACACTATAACCGAAATAGTCATATGCCTGTGCATCTGAGGCGTGTATTTTTTGCTGTTGAGTCCATGTCCCGTTAGAACGAGTGAATATATAGGCTGCACCGGCACTTTCGCCACCCGTATCCTTGCCAACCGCCCCAACGAGAGCTGTATTTCCGTCCGAGGAGAGTGATACACTCTCACCGAAATAGTCATATGCCTGTGCATCTGAGGCTTGAATTTTCTGCTGCTGAGACCATGTCCCACTAGAACGAATGAATATATAGGCTGCACCGGCATCGGCACTACCCGTATCCTCATAGCGCGCCCCAAAGAGAGCTGTATTTCCGTCCGAGGAGAGTGATACACTCACACCGAAATAGTCAGATGCCTGTGCATCTGAGGCTTGTATTTTCTGTTGTTGTTCCAATTCTGACGCGACGCTTCCTACATTGATATCCCCTATGACATCTAAAGTGTACACAGGACTGCTTGTTCCTACACCAACCCGGCCAGTCGTGTAGGAAATATCACTCCCCGATATTACCCACCCACTACCACCATAAGCCGAACCGTTTTGAGTGAGCGCACCCGTAAAATTGATACCCCCTATGACATCTAAAGTGTACGCAGGACTGCTTGTTCCTACACCAACCCGACCAGTCGTGTAGGAAATACCACTTCCCGATATTACCCATGGAGATGACCCCCACGACGTTCCATTTTGAGTGAGCGCACCCGTAAAATTGATATCCCCTATGACATCTAAAGTGGACGAAGGACTGGTTGTTCCGATACCAACCCTACTAGTCGTCGTATCCACACAAAGAACAGTTCTATCAGGAGGAATGAATATATAGGCTGCACCGGCATTGGCACCACCCGTATCCTCATAGCGCGCACCGACAAGAGCTGTATTTCCGTTTGAGGAGAGTGATACACTAATACCGAATCGGTCATCAATCCCTGCATCCGAGGCTTGAATTTTATGCTGTTGAGTCCATGTACTACCAGAACGAATGAACATATAGGCTGCACCGGCATCGGTACCACCCGTATCCTCGTAGTGCGCACCGATAAGGGCTGTATTTCCGTCTGAGGAGAGTGATACACTATGACCGAAATAGTCATCAAACCCCGCATCCGAGGCTTGAATTTTCTGCTGTTGAGTCCATGTTCCACCAGAACGAATGAATATATAGGCTGCACCGGCATTGGTAGCACCCGTATCGTCATTGTTCGCTCCGATAAGGACTGTATTTCCGTCTGAGGAGAGTGATACACTAATACCGAAATAGTCATATGCCTGTGCATCTGAGGCTTGTATTTTCTGCTGTTCAGTCCATGTCCCGTTAGAACGAGTGAATATATAGGCTGCACCGGCATTATCGCCACCCGTATCCTCGACATACGCCCCAACAAGAGCTGTATTTCCGTCCCCGGAGAGTGATACACTACTACCGAAACCGTCATACGCCTGTGCATCTGAGGCTTGTATTTTCTGATTTTGAGACCATGTCCCGTTAGAACGAGTGAACACATAGGCTGCACCGGCACTATCACCACCCGTATCCTCATAGCGCGCCCCGATAAGGGCCGTATTTCCGTCCGAGGAGAGTGATACACTATTACCGAAATTGTCATATGCCTGTGCATCTGAGGCTTGTATTTTTTGCTGTTGAGACCATGTCCCGTTAGAACGAGTGAACACGTAGGCTGCACCGGCACTATCGCCACCCGTATCCTCGCGGTGCGCCCCGATAAGAGCCGTATTTCCATCTGAGGAGATTGATACACTGTAACCGAACTCGTCATACGCCTGTGCATCCGAGGCTTGTATTTTCTGCTGTTGAGTCCATGTCCCGTTAGAACGAGTGAATATATAGGCTGCACCGGCATTATCGCCACCCGTATCCTCGAAGTGCGCACCGATAAGGGCTGTATTTCCGTCCGGGGAGAGTGATACACTATAACCGAAAGAGTCATACGCCTGTGCATCTGAGGCTTGAATTTTCTGTTGTTGTTCGACCCCTGACGCGGCGCTTCCTGTCGCTGTTCCTCCTACATTGAGGTTCGAGGATGCATAGACGCTACCCTCAACGTGGAGGGTGGCCTCGGGTGTAGATGTTCCTACACCAATCCGACCAGTCGTGTAGGAAATATCACTCCCCGATATTACCCATGGAGATGACCTCCACGACGTTCCATTTTGAGTGAGCGCACCCGTAAAATTAATACCCCCCGCGACATCTAGAGTGTACTCAGGTGTGGATGTTCCGATACCGACGTTACCTGTGGTGACTAGCCCTGTCGTAGGGTTAGTGAATTCTATAACATGTGGTGTGACGTTACCGGTAGCTGTGATAGCCGAGAGTTCGTGTAATGCCTCGACGAGAACATTTCCCATCGTCAGAGTACCACCCAAAGCGAGGTCTGTACTGACGAATGCGTTTCCGGTCACGTGAAGGTTGGCGTCGGGTGATGTCGTCCCGATGCCAACATCACCCAATGAATAAGAGATATCATCCCCCGTTGTTATCCATTGACTTGTACCTGTACCTGTAGCATTCCCTCTGTATTTTTGTGTGGCCCTACCGACTGAACACCGGGTCATCTTATATATGTACGAGACATTTTCCAACCGAAAATGCATCCGGCTTTGGGTTTTCAGAAGATTGACCGGAGATGTTAAACCCACCCTGCTTGTATACCCTGAGACGTTTGTTGTACATAGCAAAAAATACAGACCATTGATCTACCACGTCGTAAATACGTGGATTGTTCTTCTTACCAGTAGTCTCGCGCATGATACGCCCGATAGACTGAATGATATCAGACTTAGGAGTTGCGAGAATGACCGTATCGAGAGTGGGGATATCTAAACCTTCGTGTGCCTGACTGAACGTCGCAAAAATGATTTGTTTTTTACTGGATGCTGCGAGATCTGCCTCTTTCATACCACCCATGTACAGTCCCGATGTCGTTTTAAATTTTTCATGAAGATACTCACAATGGAACCTTCGGTCACTGAGAACTAAAATTTGTCGAGTTGTCTTTGAAAGATCCTTAATCGTTGACAAGATGAGACGGTTTCTTTCGGGTATCTCTGTAACTTCCGTAACCATAGTCGCTAAAGATAATTTCCCGAAACGCGTACACGGTGGTGGATCCTCGTACCGATCACATTTAAATTCGAGAGGGAAAACATCTACTTGTTCCTGGTTCTCTCTTTCAACTGAAAAGAATGTGGGACCCATAAACCAATGTAACACTTTCGTAAGCCCATCCTTCCTATTCGGAGTTGCTGATAATCCGTAAATGTGTTTTGGACACATTTTGAAGAGTGATTGTGAAAATACTTTCGCACATATATGATGGGCCTCGTCCACGATGAGCGTTCCTATACTGTCGAAGTCTCCGAACGAATATTCTTTCAGAGATAGGGACTGAAGCATAGCAATCACGAAATCACAGTTTGTTTCTTTTTTATTCTGTTGAACCATCCCGATAGTCGCTCCCGGGCAAAATTGTTGAATACGTTCACGCCACTGGTTCGCCAGGAATTCCTTGTGTACGACAATCATCGTACGATAACCGAGCTTACATGCTATGGCCAGGGATACGGTCGTCTTCCCGAACCCACATGGCAGTGAAAGAACGCCGTGACCAGCTTCGATAGCCTTTGAGAGTGCAGTATTTTGAAATGTTTCATCACGTAGCTTTCCATTGAATTTTATTTTAATTTTAGTGGGTTCGGGTCTGTTATCTTCTTTGGGTGTTCCGAATTTTTGTTCACCGTAAAATCTCGGTACACATAATCCAGATTTAGACTTTCGAAATACCTTAAACGAAGGTGGTGCCTGGCCGAAATCTGCATTAACGATTGGACGAACCGTCAATTCTTTTTTAACTTCAGGTGTATCCCCTGTAATATACCCTGTTCGGGTAAGTTTCATACTGTATTCGCGTGTACTAACTTTATATATGACAATTTCCACGAATACCCACTATACTCACCTACGTTCCAACACCCCATGAAGTCCGTGTCGACTTCGACGTCATCACCCTTGTTAAGAGATTGGACGGGTGCACCTTCATAGTTACACATCACACGTCTATATCTAAACGGAACCTTGATCGTCAGAACATTTCCTTCGAGAGGGTTATCTATACGTGGCGTGGTAAGGATTTTCCGCGCATGAAAATACTCTACACGGCGTACAGTCGCATCTGGTATGGTGAGACGGATATATTTTTTGTCATTATATTCATACATCGGTGTATGAACAGTTGCATTGAAGTGAAGTGGCATACGTAATGTATACGTTGTATTTTTTATACTCATATATTACAATGGCGCTATGTTTGGGAATAAATTTATCAGCGCCAACTTCCAGGAAAGTAAAAACCTGGAAGTTCGCGGGTAAGTTTCTTTGGAAAAATGCCACTGTACAGAATAAATCAGAACTTGGTCGATGGACAAAGGATGAACTCCTCGAACTCGGGCCGACATTTGTAAAATTAGGACAAATCGCTTCGACGAGAGCGGATCTCTACCCACCCGAATTTACGAGAGAGTTGGAAACGCTTCAGGATAATGTTCCTCCCGTGGAATTCGATACCATTGTAAACTATGATATTTTCAAAGAATTTGACCCTGTACCATTTAAATCCGCGAGTATCGGCCAGGTTCATATGGCTGTACTCCAAAACGGTCAAAAAGTTGTTGTAAAATTAAAACGTCCGGGAATTCTGGATATCATGAAAGAGGATACGGATACCATACGCGACATTGTACACTTTTTAGAGCGTATAGGTTTCGACACTGGTAATAGTTCAGGTTCAGTTCTCGACGAATCAATCGAGTATCTGTTGGGAGAGGCTGATTATAAACAGGAAATTAACAACGCTATAAAGTTTCGAAAAAGTATGAAAGAGGTTGATTGGGTAAAAGTTCCGAGGGTGTACAAAAAGTTTTCGAACGATGAGATGATTGTCATGGAATATGTACCGTCTACGAAACTGACTGAGATTACAGACAAGCGAGTGAATAAGAAGAAGATTTGTGAAGCTCTGATTAACTCGTATGTTATTCAAACCATGGATAACGGTCTCTTCCACGCCGATCCTCACCCTGGAAATCTTGGGTTCTCGCCTAAAGGGCAACTTGTATTTTATGATTTCGGACTGCTTGTACCACTATCAGAAGAACTCAGGGATGGGTTTACAAAACTATTTGGTTTCATAATCATGCGTGATACCGCCGGTATAGTCGACACATTGATCAAGTTGGGTGTGATTGTCCCAACATCTTCAGATGTTTCGGATATCGAACTCTTCTTTGAAACTATTTTAGGATACCTAGAAACCTTGGATGGATCTGGAATAGTGAACGATGATCTCGCTGCGCAACTTGCTGTCGAAAAACCATTTGTCGTTCCGAGTAGTTTCGTATACCTCGCCAAAGCCTTTTCGACTATTGAGGGTATATGTCTTAAACTGGATCCGGAATTTAACTATTTCACGTACTTGGAACCACTCATTCAACAACAGATCATAGAATCCGTTGACGTTGGGGATATATTCATGAAGACAACAGAGATACCCGGAACGATAAGCAAGATAAATACAACTGTATCAGGTCTTCAGAAGTCAAGGGGATCTATGAAACGATCTATGGTCAAAACGCAACAGGAAATTAAGCTCGTCCAGTACAGCGTGGTGTGTGCTCTACTGGCTGAGAAGTTTGGGGACAACCCCCCCTTGGCGATGTTTTTTGTTTTCTGTACCCTGTGGTTTACTTTTCGTAAAAGTCGATAGACTTCTTACCGCTCTTCTTGGGTTTATCCTCCTTCCTGACCAACTTGTTGTGCTCCTCGAAGTACCCCTTCAAGCGATTCTGCTCATCACGGAAAATATCAGAGAACTTCTCTTTGATCTTCTCCACGTCAGTCTCGCGCTCCTTCTGAATCTTCTTACTCAACCTCTTAAATCCCTTGTTCCTCTTCTCAGCAGCGAATACGGTCATTGTGTTCGTTATGGCAAGCATTTACTTTGTGTCGAGATTTATTTTTAAGCGTTTCAGTTTTTCCTGAAACTCTCGGTTCTCACCGGGAGATTCGATCACTGTTCCGTTGGAAATCGCCTCAATCTCGGGGCCCGTGAGCTGCATAGCGTTCACCCTGAAGTCCATAAACGCTTCCATGGATAGAGGTACGAGTGGTTGAATCAGTTCATAGATAGCCGTGGCGTAATCACGAATTTCCTTCTGCGCGTGGTGATCCATCCTCAATTGAAGGAAATGCATGAGATTATGAAGATCCATTTTCCATACGAAAGATGTATACGTAGACTGTGGCAGAACGCCTCGCGCCTGTTCCCTGCAAACACCCTTTTCGAGCAGTTGTTCGTATACCTTGAAAGCCTGTTTATACTGATTGGATAGGGACTGGTTCAATTCGTCATCTAGTTCCACGACACCTTCCGAACCCTGGTGATTTACAGCGGATTGTCCGCGAAGGACTTCTGGTTCATAATACTCCTCATCGACGATGGAATACCGAGCAGACATTTCATTTACCGATGCAGTTCTATGTCTCAGCCATTGACGGGCAATATACAGGGGTGCCTTAATGCGAAACTTGAAGACTACGAGCTCGAGAGGTGACGTATGCCAGTTGCGTACGAGGTACCTGATGAGACCCCGGTCACCACGTGTTGTTTTAGTACCCGTTTGGTAACTCACACGGGCACCGTCAACGATAGCCTTGTCAAGATTTTCTTGAGGCATGTGATCAACAAGTTCAACAAACCCATGATCTAACACCTTTTTCATTGTGATATATTATTGTTCGATTTCTTTAATCAAGTCTTCCAACGAACGGTAATATCTTTTGAGATCCTTCATGAATCTTTTATTATTTTCTAAGCACTCACACTCAACTTTATTTTTATAAATGTATGCGAGGTTCGACTTTGAATACTTTGTTCTTTTTTGATTCTCGTTTGGTTTTCTCGGAATTAATTTTTTATTCGCAACCTTTTTAGATTTTGGTAAAGGTTCGACACGTTTTGTAAAACTAATAGCCTGCATAACTGTATCCGCGAGATCATCCTTCTTTTTCGAAACGTCAAACATGGGTAACCAATGTTGGTTCGTTTCGGTTGTTTCCAAGAATTTTCGACATCTTTCTATGGCGGTCTTCTTACGTTTGAGATACTGTGCGCGACCGGGACCCGCTACGTCGGGAATTTTGAAACGCGCGTCATAAATGATCGTATCAGATTCAGGTGCCTTAATGACGAAATAAGCGTGTAAGAAGTGCATGACAGAAACCATTTTCTTGTTGCGGTCGGGTTGTTTTTCGATGAGGATGGTATCGCACGTGAGTATCCATGGACGCTCATCTAAGTGTTTACATAATGAGACGTAAATACCGTCTTTATGCTCGGGTGGTATTCCCGATACGTCCCACTGAATGACTGTGTTGGACGTATCGTCGAATTGACACATTGCCAGATTTCGTATTCCGACATCTATACTAAGTATCATTCTTGTATATAAAGAATAATATGCTTTAAGCTAAAAAAACATGAACAAAATGTATACGATGCACAGGCAGCAGCATACAGCGGCTCCAATTTTGAAATAGGTTCCAAATTTCGCGAGTAGCCCATCCGGACCTGTAAGTGGGGGGAGACCAGCCGCCTCTAAGGCTTCATCTACGGCGTCTCCCATAACATCCGTGACCGCCCCACCGAGTTCTCCTGCGACATTACCCGCGGCGTCAACGACACCCCCCAACGGACCTGCGGCGTCACTAACCTTGTCAAGTAAGGAAGTTTTATGAATATCCTTACACGTACTCGTGCAATATTCACCACAGTCTTCTTCGATTTCTTCCGAACACACGGGTTGATCATCCGTGGGCTCGGTCGTGGCGTATACGAGATCAGACTTTTCTAAATCTCCGTATGCTAATTCATCATAATTAATGGGTAAGCATGCAGACGCACACTCTTTTATCTTTTCATTTTCTTTCCCGATTTCATTACTCAGGTACATAGCTCCACCTGCAACCACAGCTACTTTTGCACCTGTTTTGAGTGCTTTTTTGGCACTGGCTTCAGCAGCTTCTCTAGCAGCCTTTTGAGCAGCTTTGGTAGCACCGGCTTCAGCAGCTTCCTTTGCAGCTTTCTCACCGGCTTCCTTCGCAGCCTTTTCAGCGGCTTCCTTCGCAGCCTTTTCAGCAGCTTCTTTCGCAGCCTTTTCGGCAGCTTCTGTCGCGGCTTTTTTAGCAGCCTTTTCGGCGGCTTCTTTCGCAGCCTTTTCGGCAGCTTCTGCCGCGGCTTTTTTAGCAGCCTTTTCAGCAGCTTCTTTCGCAGCTTTTTTGGCAGCATTTTCAGCAGCTTCCTTCGCGGCTTTTTTGGCGGCGATAGATGCAGCATCCCCTACGACATTGCCTACAACTCCTTTTACTACGACCGACATTGCAGTTTATATATACTGAGATTTAATTACGCTTGAATACCAACACCCCCTGCAACACCCGCAACACCCCTAGTCGCGACGCGTGCATCAATCCCCGTTAGGTCATCGACAGCACCGAGACCCTCATCAGCGAGGTCTACGGTTGCATCATACCCCCTTTCCACACTCTCACCCCCACCCCCTGCCATAGCGTCCCTGACAGCATTACCAGCTTTGGATCCACTGTTACTGTTACACGTGGCACCGTCATCACGGTATCCTGGAGGGCAGCTATCCCAGCAAACACCGAGTACGTTCTTCTGACCTGGGTCGCAATACTCACGCTCCCACGCGGGAACATGAATTCTCGGACCTGGTAAGATGACATCACCAGTGATATCATCTTTGCCACCCTTCGGTTCACACAATGCACCTAGATCCGTGTATCCGTAATTGATCTGGCGTTTATAGGCGAACTTTTCAGCTTCGAACGTTTCAGCAATAGGTTCAAATTTCTCTCTCTGTTCGTCGAAAACGGCGCCAAGTGCTTCACGCTTTTCAGAAATTGGTGTACCTTCCCCTTCGAAACCGTCGATCATCAACTCTGGTATCCACGTGTCACCACCAGACGCTTCCAAAATTCCCTCCTTCATACCCCTGTATTCGGCCGCGAGTTCATTATATTCGAGACGAGCCGCCTTCTGCTCCGCGTTTTCACCTGGCTCGGATACGGCTGGCCCGCGAGCCGCTCGCTTAATACTAGGTGGTGGTTCGGGTTTACTCGCACCATCCCCCTCGATGATCTCCTTCCAACGCTCATACTCGAATTTCGCTTTATCGTATGCAGGTTTGTTTAAATCGTATACACGCTTAGCTTCTCTGAAAGTTTCCTTATTATCGGGTACTGTCGCGCGAGGGCACGTATCCCAACACACACCGAGCACCCTTTTCCTTCTTTCGGGGCAACTAAGGGCCGTCTCAACTTCACTCTTAACAGCATCTGTGAAACCATCTGCACTTAACCTGTTAGCGAGAGCACTGTTACCCGCGTCATTTAATCGAGCAACAGTGGGACCTACATTACCATCGGACACATCTTTACACTTGGTCGACTGATACGCACTTGGACCGCAATATTCGCGATCCCATACGGGTACTCGGATACCTGGACCACCAGGGGGTTCGCAGATTGCACCTATCTGCTTATAGCCATCCGGACAGTCATCCCAACAGACACCGAGTACCTTATTGCGGCGCTCGGGACATCCCAGTGCTTCCTTAACCTCACTCTTAACTGCATCTGTGAAACCCTGACTTTCCAATTTACCCGCGAGATCGATCTTTTTCGCGTCTTTCAGGCGTTTAGATGTTTCCTGAACATTCCCATCTTCGATATCCGTGCATTTGGAAGGCTGATGGGCCTTGGGTCCACACACTTCACGATCCCACACGGGTACCTTAAGCTTAGGGCCGCCGTCGGGGTGGCATAAAGCGCCAATATCCGTGTATTTGATATTGTTTCCGACAGTCGGGTCATTCGCGTCGTACGGGGGACACTGGTCCCAGCATACGCCGGCTACATTTTTCCTTCGTTCGGGGCAATTGAGAGCTTGTTCGACATCAAGCTTTATTTCGGCTGTGAACCCATCGCTCTTCAACTTCTCTATGAGTTTATTTTTACCGACCCCAACTCTAAACACTGTCTTATTGTTGATACTCTTATTCGCATTCAACAATTTAACTGTACCATCCACGTCACCGTTCGCTACAGTTTTACATTTAGAAGACTGATACGAGCTAGGACCGCATACGTTACGATCCCATACGGGTACCTTGATACCCGGACCACCCTTAGGGCTGCATAAAGCCCCTAAATCATCATATTCAACACCCACGTCTTCGACTTTGGGGCATTGGTCCCAGCAAACACCGGCTATGAGCTTTCGGTTACCCTTCCCATTCGAGTTAGGTCCACAGTACTGTCTTTGCATGAGTGTTTTCTTAATACCTATCCCACTACTCGGTTCACAAAGAGCACCTATATCCTTATCACCTTCCCTACACTTATCCCAACACACACCGGCAATGTTCTTACGGTTCTCACCAGGCCGTGTCGAACTCGGACCACAATACTGACGCTGCATGAGCGTTTTCTTAATACCCGGACCACCCTTGGGCTCGCATAAGGCGCCGATATCCTTGTCCGCGTCCGGGGTTCCTGCACCTTTGCATTGGTCCCAACAGACACCAGCGATGTTTTTGCGGTTACCATCACCGTTCGAGTTGGGTCCACAATAGTACCTATCAAATAAGGTCTTCTTAATACCTGCACCAGATTCAGGATGGCACATCGGACCTACACCCTTAAATCCTTCGTCACATGCCTTGTAACATAAACCGGCATCCATGTCGGGTTTATCGGGTGGGCACACTCGAAGAGGCTTTTCATCTCCGACACGAGAATACCGACCACGGGGTTTATCACAAAACGCCGAACCGGCTGCACCCGAACGGAATGTAAATCCAGGCTTACATTCTTCATTACACGTTGAACCGCGATCTCTGTATCCGGCGCGACAATCGGCTCTCTGGTAAAACCCCTCTTCCCATGGTTTATCCGATTTATTCCCAGGAATATACGCGTGTATGGAGTCTATACACGTAAATCCGGAACTTTTTGTTCCATCCGGACAGGACCCCTCGCATTCAAGGGCGCTGGAGTTATACCCGGGCCTGCATTTAGGATAACAAAGTGCACCCTTTTTCTCTTCGTCAGCTGCACACCCAGGAAGAACGCCTACACCTCTACCATAAGCGTCTAACCAGCAGCTCGTCCCGTCATCTCGAAGTCTCCCACCATACGGCGCATTTACACCGTCACCAAGTTTGGGATCCTTGCATCCGTATTTCTTCGCAGGTGCAGATTTCTTCGCGTATGTATCTTTCCAACAACTGAGACCGTCATCTCTATAGTTCTCCGATTTCCATTCGTCGTTCGGACCGTTACACGAATATTTCTTGGCGATGGAGCTCTTTTTAGCATACGTATCTGCCCAGCAACTCGTCCCATCGTCGCGCAATTTATGGTATTTACCCGGACCACTTCCTTCCCACTTACTACATGAATATTTCTTGGCAATCGAACTCTTCTTAACGACCGTGTCACGCCAGCAACTCGTGCCATCATCGCGTAAATTTTTACCGTGTTTATGGGACCAGTTATCACATGATTTCTTATCAGGGAAGCTGGATTTCTTGGTAATTGTATCACGCCAGCAGCTCGTACCATCGTCACGTAAGCCTCTCCCATGCTTATGTTCCCAATCACTACACGGTTTCTTGATCGTGATAGATGATTTTATAGCTAAGGTATCAGACCAGCAGCTCGTACCATCATCACGCAGTTTACCGTGTTTCTTTTCCCAATCACTGCACGGTTTCTTTTTCGTTATAGACGATTTCTTGGTGATCGTATCTAACCAGCAACTCGTACCATCATCACGATATCTCGTGTTATAGTCGCTACAGGATCTCTTTTTAGCGGGTCGTGATTTTTTAGCCTTCGTGTCCAAGATTTCCCCGATAATCTCCGTACCGACGGCTACGATAGCTACCGCCCCTGGAGTGGATGCATACAACAAACCCAACGCGATACGGGCCGGGTTACCAGAAGCGATATTATCTACCACATAACTCTTGTATGTTCGCGCCGTGCCACGTGTAATTGTTTTACCGAAGACGGCTTCAGCGACACCCATACCCGGATAAGGTTTACAATCGTTATTCTTATACTCTAGACCATATCGATCACAAAATCCTTGAGTGAAATTACATTTCGCATTATTAATGTCGAATGTAACACCGAGTGCTTGTGGATCAACAGGTCTCGCTAATCCACTATTTTGACGACTTTTGAGACAATACGCGACACATGGGCCATATGGAATACCCATAACAATCTTCTCATCAAGCTTTTTAGCGATCATGTTAGGATTGGAGTCATCTCCAGGGTTAGCCGGGTCAATTTCATAATACGTGTCTGAATACACTGCCGCTGTAGGATCTGTGTATGTAATAGGTGTATCAGGTGGTTTAAATAAGTCGTTATTTTCGAGCCATGTCGGTGTATTTTCCGTGTTCCAACGCGCAGCTCCGTCTCGCGTGAGTGTAATACCAATGCGAATTGCCGTACTCATAGACGGTACAAGCATAATATCCTCACTCATGTCACGATCTCCTACAGGGCCAACAACACGAAGGTCTGACGGGGGGAGTTCCCCATCAGTTACGTCGATTAGTTTTTTCTTCGCGATATAATCGTCTGTAGCTGTCGTGAGGGCAAGTTCAAGTTCAATAATATCAGCTTCGGTTTTTGCATCTGCGATCATGGTATAAATTTCCATGTATTTATCTACATCGGTGATTTCTTCGAGTGAAAGTTGGAGTGCCTCAATATCAGCCGCCGATGTAACGCCGTTAGCAATTGCCGTGTCCAGCTCAGCCTGTGCTGCATTCATCACGATTTCTGCCTGTTCAGCGTCGGTAACACGGGCAGTCGCTTCTTCGACAGTTACACCATAATATGCGTTTTTCAGTAATTTCTGGAAATATGCGAACAATATTTCATCACGTTCGAGATGGAACGCGCGTTGTGTCGCTGTCCCGAATTCTAAAATAGTATCTGGTAATTCGGGGGGTTCAGTTCCATTCAAATCAGCGTCTACCACACTGTCGAGAAAGTTAGACCACGCGGGTCCGGCAACGGGATCGAACTCGACATTTGGTATCACGTACTCTTGGTACATTTTAGAACTCATGAGACTAGAGGCAGCCTCGTATATATCTTTATGTATTTCGGGTAAAGGAAATAGTAACGGCCAATCCGAGTCAGGGCTGTCAACCGCCGCTCTGTATCCATCGGCGACAATTTTCTTCTGCATACTATCGAGTGTGGACTGAGATGTATAGGTCTCATATCCGTCAACATCGATAATATCTAACGCAATCGTGATTACATCGAACGCTAACATTACAGCTGCAGCAGCCCACCCCGGTGGACCGGCAGCGGCCATAGTTGCATATTTGGCTCCAGTGGCAGCCATTTTAGCTGCACCTGACGCGGCCGCTTTAACTAAAGCCTTTTTAGCAGCAGCCTTGGCAGCTGTCTTTGCTGCAGCGGCAGCGGCAGCCTTTTTAGCCGCCGCCGAGGCTGTCTTTTTAATGACTTTCTCTCCGGCAGCTTTCGTAACTTCTTTGGTAGCTTTTTCAGCCACCGCCTCAGCTGCTTCCTGTGCAGCTTTTTTAGTGGCTAAATCTGCAGCGGCGTTTGTAGCCGCTTTTTTAGTGGCTGTGGTAGCGCCCTTTTCGGCAGCCTTTTCAGTGGCTTCTGTGGCAACCTTTTCAGCGGCTTCTGTGGCGGCCTTTTTCGCAGCAACATCTACTGAAGCGTCGGCGGCAGCTTTTTTAGCAGCCTTTTCAGCGGCTTCGGATACCACTTCCTCTGCAGCTGTTTGTGTCACTTTTTCTGCAGCCTCTTTCGAAGCTTTCTCTATCAGTATTTCACCAGTTTCCGCCGCAGCTTTTTCAGCGACAGCTTCTACAGCCTCGGTAGCAACAGCCTCCGCCGCTTCGGAAGCAGCCTTTTTTGCGGCCGTATTAGCCGCCTTTTCAGCCGCTCCTTCAGCTGCTTCCTCTGCCGCTTTTCTCGCAGCCGCTTGTGCGGCCTTGTTACCACCAGTTCCGGCAACCTCTTGAGCAGCTTTATCACCTGCTTCCTTTAGAACCTTCTCCGCGGCTTCTTCAGCCGCTTCCGTCGCGACCTTTTGCACAGCTTTGTTCGCTGTTTTCTTAATACCGGTCTCAGCAGCTTCTCTCGCAGCCTTTTGACCAGCTTCACCTAAACCCTGTGACGCAGCTTTTTGAGCAGCTTTCTCGCCAGCTTCTTTGGCAGCTTTTTCAGTTGCTTCTGAAACAACTTTCTTAGCCGCATTTTTAGCGGCTTTAGAGGCGGCGGGTTTAGCCGCTTTTACACCGATCGCTTTAGCTACCGCCTTTTCGAGTACGGCACCTACGATGACAGATGCCCCGAGTTCGAGGGCTGCCTGTTTAGCCATTTCGACGGTACTCGCTTCTGCATCTTCACCGGGTTTCAACATACAGCATCCATATTCGCTATCAGGGTCTTCGATGTACTTAGTTCCACATCCAAGTGTCACATGTTTAGGAAATGCACACTGTTGTTTTATTTCTTCATTGATAGCGTCAATGAGAGATGTTTTATTCATACCGATGTCATCCAAACCACCTTGACTTTCTAAATCTGTGAATTTTTTATCTATACGATCCCTAACTTCTTGTTCAGTTTCGATAGATATATCACCTGGTTTAGATAATACAGCTACGTCTCCCGATTTGGCAGCATCCTTTTTTGTCGTAGTGATAAGTTGACCAAGCATAGAATCATAAATTTCAATTTTTTTATTATCAGTGTTTTTCTTTTTCAGATAATAGAGACCGACGACTATAACAATCAATAGAAAAAATAGTACAACAGGTGCCATTTTTCCCAGTGCCATGGTCTATTATGATATTATACGACAAAAAAAATCGTCACTTAAAGACTAATATCGGAATATATGTAAATATGTTATGGTGTTGGTGGTGTTGCCACGATTTTGAAAATGAACCATTGAGACTCCCCCTGAAGTATGACGACAGGCGTAAGAAATACGTCACGAGTGGAAGATTTTGTTCGTGGAGTTGCATGAAAACATATGCACTTGAACAGTATGGTTTGTCAAGAGGGGGTATAATATGTGGTAATATGGTGATGATGCGTAGACATCTATTCGGTAAAAGAGGGTCTATACAATGTGCACCTAAACGACAGACGCTCATAGAATTTGGGGGGACGCATACGATAGAACAATTCAGATCGAATGTATTGATAGATGATGAACCACGCGAAGAAATCATAGAAGAACCCGAGGTTGAAATAACAATTCCACAAGTGAAAAACGTAGCGAAGTTGTACGAAATAAAAGGAGCAGTGGGAACGAATGAACCACTGCGCCTTAAACGTGAGAAAACGCTTAAAAGAGATCAAAATAATTTAGAAACCGTACTTGGCCTGGTGATCAAACCGAAGCCATGATACAATTTCCGCAAGTATCACCTGAAAATACAAACGAACAATGGTTACACTCGTTTAGAGGTATGATATGACGTTTACGAAGTTTATTGTGTGAATATAGTATCAGGTCCTTCACGGTGTAAATACCATAGGCTACCATCGTTTCCAATGTAGGAAATTTCATTCTGTATTATACACAACCACAGGCCTTATTTACTTTTAACATGACCGAGAAACTATCGATCATGGGTGGTACCATAGTTTTCAAAACAGTTTCAAGTTCGGAATCTTGATCACCTGCATCGATCTGTTCGATAACAGAGTAGATGAGATCAATAACGAGATCCTTCTTTTCGGGGCCGGTCAGACCCTTGATCTTCTGAACATCCATCATCAGGGTGGAAACGAGGCCACACAAGTTTTCCTTGTTAATACCCGTCTTACCGTACTTGGCGATGAGACGTTCAATGCGATTAACGATGAGAGCGCTATCCTTAGACTTAGTGGCGTAGGTTTTCAAAATGGTTTCCATTTATATATATCGAGAATAAAATCTTTAATTATATAAATGAATAACGAGAATGGGCAAATACTCGCGTATTCTGCGATCGGGATCGGTATTTTACAGATGATATATAGTGTATATACAGTTAAACAGGTGAAAATCGACCCGACGACATTCCCTCTCATATATTCTAGTATACTGGCTAGTGTACTATGGTTATTGCATCAATATCGAATAGATGATTTTTACTCGGTCGGGTATTCGATTGTAAGTCTTTGTGTACAATTGTTTATCTTGTACGAACTTAAATCGATGGAACGGAGTAGAGAAAAACAAAATTGAAGAACTTTTAATTTATCTTCGAATGTTATTTTACCCACGTTACGAACAACATGGACGATAAGCATACAAACTAAATATGTAGCCTCATGAAGTTGCATACTTTGTATTCTTATATGTTTTTTAAATCAATTACGCGGGGGTAAGACCCTGATTGACGGGTGTTACGGCGCTAGGGGTCATCCTAGCACGGATGGCATTGATGGAGTTCTTGTTCGTATAGAACAACACGCCACCACTTCCCAAAATCGCTATAATAGATATAACCATACCAGCGATCGCGACATTCTTCTCAGTTGGGACCTTTTCACACGGTGTATCATTGTTTACAATTTGAAATGTGAACACAGACACGATCAATCCGGCGACACCCATCAACATGGCAAGTAGGGGAGCCGAGCTCTTAGAGGAACCCGCTAACTTATTGAGAAGAGGCATAGCCGCGATAGTCGCGGGTATGGTAATCATGATTGTGAGGAGTTGAGAAAGGAATATTTTCCGGTTTTCATACTTGGCATTCCCCTGGATATCGGCACACTTATTATACCGACCGATACCAACGGATGAAATCGCGACGAATAAAGCGCCGAGAATAACAAGTACGGCTATTCCACCCATTTTAATACGAGGGTCTGACATTTATTATTAGGAAATATTTTTTTTATATCAGCCACTTAAAGGTCTGAAATGAATATTAGTATAATGGATCTAAAATTCGAAGTTACCGAGGACGGCATGGCATACACGCATGTCAATGGTGTGAAGGGAACATTGAATGAGGCTGACACCAATGTACTCTTGAACCATTATATCCAACTACCCATGAACAGTAAATATGTAGAAACTGGGAGTTACCTGGGGTGTAGTGGGGTTCTCGCTGGCCTGTCAAGTAAGCATGGTTCGACTGTGTACTGTCATGATATATGGCTCGAGAATATGGAAAATTTAACGAAAGAATCCGACCCTCCACCTAAAGCCGATGACTACCTTTTTACGTTTTATGAAAACGTGTTGAACAATAACCTGCAGAATATTATCATCCCTATTCGTGGTGATAGTGCGTATACACTCAACATTCATAGAGATGAGAGTATAGATCTTGCTTTTATCGACGGTGACCATTCATACGAAGGTGCTCTAAAGGATCTGAATACAGTTTTACCAAAGATGAAAAGGGACGGAATTATATTGTGTCACGACTGTAGATCTGGGAGTGATGTTTCAAACGCTCTTCGCGAATTCTGTATGAAAAATAAGATACAAAATGCATCTGGATTTGAACACTCTTCGATCGTGAAGATAGACTTAAAGGATAGAAGGATGGATTAACATATGCTTATAGATTGTTTTATTTTTTATAACGAACTCGACATTCTAAAAAAGCGTTTGAGATATCTTGACAGTGTTGTAGATAAATTTGTTTTGGTAGAGTCGACTGTCACGCATCGTGGCGAAGAAAAAAAATTATTCTTTGAAGAAAACAAAAAAGATTTCGAAGAATGGTCGGACAAGATTATACATGTAATTATACGAGACAACCCTGTTGATAAAGATCCATGGGTTCGGGAAAACTTTCAAAGAAATTGTATCGCGAGGGGTTTGTTGGAATTCCAAGATGACGACATTGTCATGGTGTCGGATGTAGACGAAATTCCGAATAGAACAGCCCTACGATTACCACCTAATGTGCCGATGTGCTCATATAATATGATTGCATTTCAATACAATTTTAATTATATCCAAGAACTTGAACCATGGTTCGGTACGGTCATCACCACGAAGGAAGTGTTGATGCAGGTATCACCACAAAAAATGAGGGAGATGCGGTGGAGTGTCCCACACTATAAGAATGCTGGTTGGCATCTCTCGTCATTCGGAGACGAAAAGTTCGTAGCGAATAAGGTTTATAATTTTGCACACTGTTATGATAAGGGTGTAGATAGTATGGATGTAGGGACATTTAAAAAATTAATTGAAGATGGAATTCACGCAGATGGAAAGTACAAACTCGTTAAAACGAGTGAAAAAATCATGAACTCCATTCCACTAGAGATAAAGATGTGATCAAATCTTCACACACTTCGGTGGTGGTTCAAACGCAGTCTGTTCTCTCAACTCCTGTCGCTGCTTCATCTTCTTGATATCCGCACCCTGACAATCGTGCTTTGTCAAATTGATACAACTCGGACAAAAACTTCCTTCGCAGTACTTACAATCGATGGGAACACCACACTTCTTGCGGCATAGTTGGCACGGCATTCCTAATGTTAACTCGGATAAAGATTTTAAGTGACTTTCGTATAGAATGTCCCTCACTTACGCGTTCACCAAGCCAATCGTACCCACTGACTATAGTCGCCTCAAGACAACTCTAAAGAAGTCTACGATTGGGTATGGATCTGCCCTGAGTGCTTCATATTTCATCACACAAGGTGCAGACCAGGGCGTTTCGGTAACACTGGGAGCTGTCGCGTCGTATGCGTATGTGACCCTTCTATCTGATAGGGTTGACAGATTTGAAAAGTCGGCAATTCAAAATGAGTTTTTGGCACCACTATGTACCGCCGCTTTTGAAGTGTCGTGGAATAACGCACCTTTCGCATTTGACTTTGATTATGGAGCAACCTTCGTGGGTTTTCTCGCTTATAAATTCGCACTCACCACCGTATTATATGAGACTGTGAGGGAGATGATGATTGGGGATAGTGAGACGTTCTATGACACGGAGGAGAAAGAGTATAATGACATCACGGTAGATGAAGAATACGAAAATGCGTCTTCATATAAAAAGTTGTAATATTAAAATGGTCCCTGTGGCTTTATTTTATGGGTGGCTATTATTCAAACTCACACACATTAAAAAACCTAAGGCTTCACGACACAAACCACCGGCAACATGGGTTTAGTTACACTTGTCGGGGTTAGCCTGCTTCAGTTCATGTGCACGTCTCGTCGATCCAAACTGGATGATCTCGTCAACCTTCTGTGCGATACCCTTACCGATACCATCAAATTTCATAAGATCGGTACCGTTCAAGACTTCGTATGAAAGGGTGTCAATCAACTTAGCCGCATTCTTGTACGCATTGACCTTCCATTCACTGGCCCCGACACATTCTTCAAGTGTGGCGAGATTAGAGAGTTCGTCAGAAATGATCACATTCGTGTGGAATTTCACGTGAAAGTCATCATCCTCGTCGTCAAGGAATGCATCAATCTTCTTCCCGATGCTCTTACCAATACCAGGAAGTTTCATAGCTTCTTCACCACTAGTAATCGCATAGTCCAGGTTAGAAATCGTGTCAGCAGCCTTGACGTAGGCCTTGTACTTGTACTTGTCCTCAGTCTTTTCCGCGTGTGCGTAAAGCATATCCGCGATACCTTGGTTAGGTGAGTGAGTATCGACGTGGCTCTCAGTGGACGCGATCGACTCGGTGTCAGAACATTCAGATTCTTCATAATCGGAGTCCTGCTCGTCGAGGTACTCATCGATCTTGGTGGAAATACCCCTACCAATACCCCTGAGATGACGCACACATTCACCGCTTTCAATCACATAATCGAGATCAGCGATCGTATCAGCTGCTCCCTGGTACGCAGCGGTCTTATGGAAATCGGAAGTCATCTCACCCAACTCCAAAAGGCGTTCAACGATACCGGCGTTTTCGCGGGTTTTGCAGTAAGGTGTCTTATTACAAACTCGGGCAGTGGAGTTGGTATAGCTGGAGTTGGATAGACAATTGGTCTTATACTTGAACTCGTTGAGAGCGTTAAGAGCATTGATCTTATCTGTGTTCTCCTTGATGAAGAGCTTTTTGAGCTGTTCGATCTTGGTGCGAGACTCTTCGTTGAGCTTCTCGAGCTTGAGGATGTAATCGGTGATGGAGCGGGAGTTCATATCGGAAGACATTGTGAAATGATAACATTCACGATATCACTTCACGACTTAAGTGCAATTAAAGATTTTGGCTGCAATGAATATAATGAATATTGATAACATTCCTGAACCGATGAAGCGTGTCATGGGAGACAAGTCTCTCTCGATGTCTCAGAAAATGGTAACATTCATGGCATTCATGCCTACTTTGCCCAACGATCCCAAAGTCGAACAATATTGCAAGGATAATCTTGAGATTGGAGTAACTATCAAGCGGCTTATCGCGGATAATAAAATACGTCTAGGGAAGCTCGACAAGAATTTCAAACTCGACGTGATATGTAATTAATTTGTCTTACCCCTGTAATGTCTCTCTAAATTTTCATCGGGGTCATACTGATCGGGGTCGTATGTAATTCCTTTTTCCACCCTAACCTTAGACTTGGAAGTGGGTTTATTCACAGTAGGGGGTTTAAATCCACGTGCAACGTTGATTTCCGTGTCATACTGAGCGGGGTCTTTGATCGCGCGCGTTTTTACAGCTCGTACATTTGGGATATTGAAAGTGAGTGAAAACGGCATATATATTTATGTACGTTATAATCTTTAATTATACTTAAGTAATAGATGCACCTTCATTACATAAGAATAATGGGTACACTTCAACGCATCACGTCAGGTTATTTCAAGGAGAAACGACCCAAGAAATCGCATGATAATTATGAGTCCATCAATACACTCGTGAATATCGGAATTACTCAGTCGCAGTCTATCAGGGTCGGCACTTCAATTGAAGATTTACTTCGTATATATATTAGTTCTACATCTTCGTGGATTGATATCAAGCCACCCAATGCGAAGGGTAAGAAGGAACGTGACCACTTATTTTATAGGACGTTGGAGAATGGTAAGACTGAAAAAGTATACGCGGAATTAAAATCGAATCTACAACTGGATTCTGAAAAACGTAGTAAGACTGCGGAGAAAGTAAAATGTATCATGCGTGAGGAGAATTGTAAAGGGTATATCACAGCCCTTCGACATTTTTCTTCAGATACGTTGAATAAATCAAAACATGTTAGCTTTTATACCGAGCGTGACGTCGATGTATTGTCAGTTCAAGAGTATTTCAATATTTTGAATATTGCGTGTCCATTTGAAGATGAAGATGAATATAAAAAATGGATCCGGTTCATCGTTGATTGTCTCATCGAAGAAGATATACCAAACGAAGAACGCGACGCGGTTGCAACCCTGGTAGATTTGAAAACGCTTAAAGATGCTAACCACAAGTTAAATAATGAAACCGATTGTTAAATGGTCGGGTGGGAAGAAGGACGAGATTAAACAGTTTGTTGATCTCATTCCAGACGATATTTCAACCTATGTCGAACCATTTTTCGGGGGTGGAGCGGTATTTTTCCATCTTGAACCGAAACGTGCCGTTATTTCAGATGTACACGAAGAACTCATTGATTTTTATAGAGCGATGAAGGATGGAAAGGGTGATGATATTCACGCATTTTTAAATGAAAATCCCAACACTGACGAGGCCTACTACAAGGTACGCGATCAGTTCAAGGTTGAGACACCCCTAGATAACGCGAAGCGATTTTTCTATTTGAGAAAGACGTGTTTTCGGGGTATGTTGAGGTATAATAAAAGCGGTAAGTTCAATATTCCATATGGGCGTTACAAGACATTTAATTACGAGGAATTGAAGGATGAAAAGTATAAAGAGGTCTTCAAGGGTACAGATATACACAAGAAAGGGTTTGAAGAAGTGTTCGATATGTGTAATGATCCCAAGGATTTTATATTTCTTGACCCGCCATATGATAGTGAGTTTACAGATTATGGGTATTGTTCATTTGGTAAAGAGGAGCAACATAAACTTGCAGATTGCTTTAAAAAATCGAAAGCGCGTTGTATGATGGTGATAGGTAAAACACCACTTATCGAAGAGTTATACGGTCCGTATATTAAGCGTGAGTACCATAAGAAATATGCGTTTAAAATCCACTCGAATCGTGTAGGTGATGAGATTAATACTACCCATGTTGTCATAACAAACTATTAAACCTATGAACATCTAAAATAAGCACTACCCGTTTTTGATCTCCTCGTTTGTCGAGACTATGAATACGAGAATGATCAAAGAGTAAATCTTTCCTCGGTTCATGTTTATGCATACCGTTTGATGTGTAGAGAATACAATCGCCGCCACCTTTCATCGTGAGATGGTATCTCAGTAAAAGATTACTTTCTGCTCGATGAGGTGCTATAGTCATGGGTCCTTCTATGACTGCGAATTTGGCACTTTCTTTATCTACACATGGAACCTCATCAATAATATTCTGAATGACGGGAAAATCTTTGACGTCGTAATAATAATACCCTTCATTGTTATCGAACCAATGGTCAAGATCGTGAAAATATTTCTTTCTTGCAGTTATAATTCCTTTTTCATATTCATATAAAATCCGATCGTAATTCACCTTCACGTACCATAACCCGGGGTAGTCCAGTGTGTTATATTCTGGTTTATGAAGTATGAGATCGGTGAGTGTATTTCTCATACCTATCAATGGTCTGAGTGGTTTCTGGAAATATAACAAATCTATCGGTGACTTGAAATAATCGTATAGAACAAGAAGTATTACCACTAACGAGAGTTCTCGCATTATTTTCTTCATATAAAATAAAAAATGCCCGGTTACCCACGAATGGAAAAGTACACACCAGAACCCACAAAAGATGTTAAAACTGTTGAGACCCGTTTCGTCATGCCAAAGATGACTTTTATTCAGGTCACTCTTCTTATATTAATTCTAACCTATGCGTGGTCTGTCCGCAAGATGAACCGAGCTGTCGTGTCTGTGGGACTTCTCACAGCGATTCTCTTTCACACGTATGATCACATGTTTAGGATAAAGCGTGGTGAAGAGCGTTTTTTCATATAATACCCAATAATATCGTCTTAAATGGTCTATCCTTTTATTGAAATTCTCAAAAACACGTATTTCTTCGTGTATTCGGTCTAGGTGACTTGCATTTTTTACCGGCTGTATCCAATTCAATAAATAGATTTAAATTATTTTAAAGAATTAGTGTCTATGTAGTGCATAACATGTCTCAAGCAATTGGTATCGATCTCGGAACTACGTATTCTTGTGTTGGTGTCTGGCAACATGACCGTGTAGAAATCATTTCAAACGATCAGGGTAACCGCACGACACCATCTTATGTAGCTTTTACAGATGATGAGCGTCTCATCGGTGACGCCGCAAAAAATCAGACTGCTATGAATCCCAGAAATACTGTATTCGATGCGAAACGTCTTATCGGTCGTAAATTTTCAGATAAAAAGGTCCAAGATGACATGAAAGATTGGTCGTATGAGGTTGTCACTGGACCAGATGACAAGCCTATGATCAATGTTGAATCGCGTGGTGAAAGGAAAACATTTTCACCGGAGGAGATTTCTTCGATGGTACTTACGAAGATGAAGGATATTGCCGAGTCTTTCATTGGCAAACCAGTGAAGGATGCGGTTGTCACTGTTCCTGCGTACTTCAACGATTCACAAAGACAGGCTACGAAGGATGCCGCAGCCATTGCGGGTCTCAACTGTCTTCGGATTATTAACGAACCTACAGCTGCTGCCATCGCCTACGGTCTCGATAAGAGTAAGGATGAAGATAAGATTGTACTCATCTTCGATCTTGGTGGAGGTACCTTTGATGTCTCACTTTTGAACATCGAAGGTGGTATTTTCGAAGTGAAGGCGACCGCCGGTGATACACATCTCGGTGGCGAAGACTTTGATGCGCGCCTCCTCCGTCACTTTACCGAAGAATTCAAGAGGAAACATAAGAAGGATCTCTCTGGAAATGCACGAGCTCTTCGTCGTCTTCGCACAGCTTGTGAGCGGGCGAAGCGTACTCTGTCGTCGACCTCACAGACAACAGTTGAGATTGATTCGTTGTTCGAGGGTATCGACTTCTATTCGTCGATCACTCGAGCTCGTTTCGAGGATCTGAATGCCGACCTCTTCCGAAAGTGTATGGAACCTGTCGAACAGGTCATCCGAGATGCGAAGATGGACAAGTCGAAGGTTGATGAAGTTGTTTTGGTTGGTGGCTCGACGAGAATTCCCAAGATTCAACAGATGCTCTCAAGTTTCTTCAATGGTAAAGAACTAAACAAGAGTATCAATCCTGATGAAGCTGTTGCCTATGGTGCCGCGGTTCAGGCTGCTATCCTTTCGGGTGTTGACAATAATAACGTCCAGGATCTTTTGCTTCTGGATGTTGCCCCGGTATCTCTTGGTCTCGAGACTGCCGGTGGTGTCATGACGAAGATCATCGAGCGGAACACGACGATCCCAACGAAGAAGGAGCAGGTCTTTTCGACGTATTCGGACAACCAACCCGGTGTGTTTATCCAAGTGTACGAAGGTGAGCGTGCTCGTGCCAAGGACAATCATCTACTCGGTACCTTCGAGCTCTCTGGTATCCCACCCGCACCCCGTGGTGTTCCACAGATTAGTGTATGCTTCGACATTGACGCGAATGGTATCCTGAATGTGACGGCTGAGGATAAGGCTTCTGGAAAATCGGAGAAGATTGTTATCACGAACGATAAGGGTCGCCTATCCAAGGAAGAGATCGAACGCATGGTCCAAGATGCCGAAAAGTACAAGGAGGAAGACCAGGCGTACGAGAAGAAGGTGACTGCTATGAATGGATTGGAAACGTCAGCCTATGGTATGCGTAATATGATTGATGGTAAAGAGTGTACACTGAGTGAGGATAACAAGGTGAAGATTCGGGAAAAGGTTGACGAGACTATCCAATGGATTGACAACAACCGTTCTGCAGAAGTTGATGAGATTGAACATAAACAGAAAGAATTGACTGACCTCTTGACCTCGTGTCAGGAGGTGAAGGGTCCCACAATCGATGAGATGGATTAGGGTCTCAAATCCTTATCCGCCGTATAATACGTCTTCCCCTTAGTGGCGAAACTATGAACCCTCGCGTACCCCCACGCTTGTGGAGAGGCTCCCGGACGATGCCCGGTTCTCCACGCAGCGAGACCCCTATTGTAGATGGTCTTCACAGTCTTTAGAGGAATCTTAGTAGCCTTAGCAATTTCAGGGAGGGATTTGGCTCCCGGATACATTTTCCTAAACTTTTGGGTGTAGGAGGAAGTCTTAGTTTTTTGTCCCTTGTCCGTCTTGAATCCTTTATAGTCTCGCTTGAGCATCTTCTTATAACGCGTCTCAACTTCCCCGAGAGTTGTAAGCCCCCTGAAATATTTGAGTGGTGCATATATCTTACCTTCTGTTCTACGCAGTTGCCCGACCTTCTTGGTGATGGCTGCATCACTCAGGGACATCTTATCTTTTACTGAGAAAATCTTACTTCTTCATCCTGACAACGAGTCTCGGTGGGTACTTCTTGATATTTTTATACCCGAACGGTTTACGAGTGAGAGGACTACCTCTCTTTGCGTTTATTTTCGTGTTGTTCGCTGCAGCCAGCCATGATTTCAACCCGTTTCTATTATAAACCGTGGTGATCTTACCGTTCTTAACATCACTTTTGATATAAGCTCTCTTGGTGGGTTTTATATTCTTTTTATTACCAGCCATCATACTAGCATTCATCCATGTCGTGACATTTTTATTTTTGTTCGAGTTGTTCTTGATGTTCTTATTCAAATTTTGTAGATTGTTTTCAGCGTTGAAAAGTTTCCTTTTCATTGAACGAATTTCATTCTCTATTTTTTTTCGCTTCTCGCGATTCGCATTCATGACTTATTATCCACAAAGAAAAAATACACACCTAAGATATGGATATAGGTGTCAGAACAACTATATTTTGTGGTAGTCTTGCAGTGGCGTGTGCAATTGATTTTTCACGGGAATTAAAGCGATTAAAAAAACTCAAGAAAGAGTATGATGATCTGGGTTCATAAATTAAAAATGACGGATGCCATGACACCCGAACACTTAGACGTGTTTTTCACGCGAACATGGGCTTTCAATAAAAAAGTAAAACTGGAAATTGACGCGACGAAGTGTAAGAACATATCACTTCGTCGAGTATTGTCCGTGAAAAAAGTTTTGGATGAACATAGACAGCACTCGAGGCGGTACATCGAAGATAGTACGATATACGTAAAAACGAGGTTCGCACGTCGAATTTTACAGACCGCTCTCATATTTATACGCACTGAGAGACCGGTATACGTTAAGGTTATTTAAAACGATCCCTGTTTAAAGCTGCGATGAGTAACACCACAAACAACAATAGTACGTCTGTCACCATGAAAGGTTTACTTGGACCCCGTGTTCCAAATTTTTCATGACAGAACCGTCGCCCCACTTCAACGGCAGCTTCGATACTGGAATATGGTGTATGTCTATATGACATCATACCACACATGGCGACTGTCTTTGATTTCCCGAAAAATGGAATATGACCTTTAGGATTTAGAACACCAGACGATTGATCGAAGACCCACTTAGTTCCGTTCCATTCTGCGCCCCATCCAATCCGTATAGTCGTGGGTTTGGTAATGTCAAGTTGTTCGATAACTTTTGATACGAGTGTATCTTCATCCATGCGAAGTACTTCTGGAGTTAAATCACAAATAACACACGATATCGTTTTCTTATCTGCAAGGACCACTGGTTGAATGTGTAGATCAGTATCTATTATGTATTGTAAATCACTCGCAATCGAAATTTCTTCATCATATTCTAATATGACGTTAATAGCGCCGTATGTACTCGGACTTATCTTATCCACCGCGTCATCCCCCCAATTATCCTTGACAAACTTTATTGCCGGGCTATTATCGAGACACAATACGAGTATTCCATCTTCGATAACTTCACCGCTTTTAAATTGTGCCGTAAATCCATCATCGCGATAGATGACGTCCTTCAATTCGTTTCCAAATTTAAAATGGACACCCTGTTCGATAAGAGCGTTTTGCATTGCATCAGACATGATTTTACCCGAACCCCGTTGTGTGTAGGCGTTAGACAGACCAACATGATCAAAACTTTTAACAAATTCATAAGCTGTCATGACATCCCAAGGTACTCCATCTATGACGAGTGTTACAGCTTCCATTAGTTTCCGACCATTTTCAGACAGGGGGCCGATCGCATCTTTGAGTGATACTTTCTTATATTTCCATGGCATCGCAAGCACCTTGACAGCGAGTGATGCGAGGGTCAAATAATCCATCCCTGAAAGATACTTTTTGATAACGGGTCCACTCGTAGATTCAGCTTTCTGGAATATGTCGTCCCATTTAATCCCCATTTCTTTGAATAAATTATTCGTATTGATGAATGCGCGATCAAATACTATCCTGTGTGCATGTAGATCACGTGTATCGATAGAAGGTTCCCACCATGAACCACCTGCTGATGTTTTTTTATCGTACATGACGACATCATGATCAGTATATTTTTTTAGTTCCCATGCGATGGACATACCTGTAGGACCTGCCCCAACAATATGAACCTTCATCTACTAGTAGTAAATTATTTATATCTGTGTTCAAAACCAATATAAAAAAACTTTTATAAATCTAGTAGTCGATGGGGTTGTCAATTATTATGGGAAATATGTTTTCGGGTAAAACTTCTGAAATGATTCGGAGACTCAAACGATACAAAGTTATTGGAAAAAAAATAATAGTGATAAATTCTGCGAAAGATACTCGATCCCCGGATGAAGTATTAAAATCACATGATAACGTAACGTTCGAATGTTTCAAGACCATGAAGCTTTTCGATTTAATTAACAAGACCGAGTATGATAGTGCTGACATAGTAGCCATAGACGAAGCGCAATTCTTCCCCGACCTGAAAAAGTTTATCGAGTGTTCATTATGTATAGGTAAGAGCGTACTCATCGCAGGTCTTGATGGAGACTCGTCGCAGAGAAAATTTGGTGAACTGATCGAGTGTATACCACTCGCGTCGGAGGTCACGAAACTTTCAGCACTGTGTATGAAGTGTAAAGATGGAACTCCCGGACCATTCACAAAACGTATGGTGAGTAATACAGAGTTGGAACTTATTGGTGGGAGTGATATGTATAGTGCTGTATGCAGAAAGCACTTAAATTAGTCTAGGATCGAAACCTGCTTTTCAACAGCCTCATCCCCGTATAGGTCTTCGATGATTTCAAGAATATGTTGCGAATCTCGAAGTGCAGATTTAGATGCGCGGACATTCCACCCCGCGATCATTTTCAGTTTGGAATTAATCTTCTTATACTTCTCTACTTCAAGTTCTAGTTCTATGACACGATCCCTCATCAGCGTCTTTGGCTTAGGGCTCATAGCAAATTTTACGCGCGGTCTTTCCGAGCTACCGGTGGAGTATTGACGCCAATGTCTCTTATTCTTCTTGGGAGGTTCTTGTTCTTTTTTCGTGTTGTAAATCGTGAATGCGGGTTTGTGTGTGATGGAGAACATATGTATTACACGCGCGAGTTAACTTTAATACAGCTTAAAATAATTAGTCGACGTGATACTATGTGTGGTATATTTACACTTTTCGGGAGCACCGTCGATGTATCATCTAAGCTACTAACACATCGAGGTCCGAATGATTTTAGGACTGTGACACTGGGAAAGTGTCAGATGGACTTTTATCGTTTAGCTATCAACGACTTGACAGACGCTGGCATGCAACCATTCATTCAGAATAAGAGTATGCTCGTTTGTAATGGTGAAATCTACAACCACAAAAACTTTCGAACGGGTGATGAAAAAGGTAATAGTGACTGTGAGATCTTATTACCGATGATTAACAAGTACGGGATAATGAAAACAGTTGAGAAGATTAACGGTGATTTTGCGATGGTGTACACGACCGGTGACAGAGTGATCGCGGCGCGGGACCCGGTCGGTGTACGTCCCTTGTTTTATACTCGTTACGATACGAATTCAATCGCGTTTGCGAGTGAGGCCAAGGCTTTACTTTCACTGGGGTCTGAAATCCACGTTTTTCCACCGGGTTACGTATACGACTCGTATATTGATGATTTCGTATGTTACTATAATGCGTACTGGAACGTAACGTCGGGTCGGTATCTACCCGTGAGGGATATTAAGCAGACACTTATTGATGCCGTACATACACGCCTCGACAACACTGAAAGAGATATAGGGTTCCTTTTATCCGGTGGTCTTGATAGCAGTCTTATCGCGTCTATCGCCTCTGAGAAACTCGGTAAGATTAAAACGTTTTCGATTGGTCTCGTTGGTAGTCCCGATCTCGAGGCTGCAAGAAAGGTGGCCGAATATCTCGACACAGATCACACTGAAGTAACGTTTACGACGGATGAGGGTATCAGCACCATCGCGGATGTCATTAAGTCTACTGAAACGTACGATACGACAACCATTCGGGCGAGTACGCCTATGTGGCTTTTGTGCAAATACATCAAGGAAAAGACTGACTGTCGCTACATATTTTCTGGTGAAGGTGCGGATGAGTTACTGGGTGGGTATCTTTACTTCCACAACGCACCCGGTGTGATTGAATTCGCACACGAGAATATGCGCAGACTTAAACTCATTCATCAGTTTGATGGGTTGAGGGCTGATAGGTGTGCGAGTGCGCACGGTCTTGACCTAGTCGTACCTTTCCTGGACAAACAGTTCATCGATGTATGTATGAGAATAAACCAAAAATTCAAAATGCACACGATCGAAAAGAATGTTCTACGTTCCCTCTTCATGGGGTATCTCCCCGATGATATTTTATGGCGTAGAAAAGATGGTATGAGTGACGCTGTAGGTACCAACTGGGTTGACACTATAAAAACGTATGCGGAGAAAAATGTATCACCCAAAGAGTTTCGGATGATTGTCGAGCGAGCGAACGGGTATAATATTCCTCTCACGAAAGAAGAGGCAATGTACAGGAACATTTTCTGGCAAAACTTCGGAAAGGATAGCGATTACCTCATTTCTGAAATCTGGCGCCCCAAGTGGACGACTATTACTGATCCGAGTGCGAGATTGCTCATTTAAAGAATTAATGTCATTTTTAAATATCATGGAAATAGATCTTGTCGATATCAATAATGGAAAGTATGTAGTATCCGTTATTGCTAACGATGAATATATAGGACCTACTATAGCGTTGGGGTATGAATGGGACGGGTGGATGAGGGCCGATGTATCAAAGCATTACAAAGAGGGTACCGATATTTTAGACATCGGTGCGAATATCGGATATAATACGTTGATGTTTTCCGATTACGGCCCCGTGAGTTCGTTTGAACCTGTATTTCACCCATTAGTCGCGAGAAATGCAAAACAAAATCAAACCAAACATCCGATAAATGTATATACATGCGCGTTATCAAATGAAAAACGTGACGATGTAATACATTTACCTAGTCGTGGGTGTCAATCAGTTGATAAAATAAATTATGGAGGTACGAGCTTTCACCACGCTCCCGATATAAAAGGAAAGGGTTTATCGGTTAAATGTGAACGACTGGATGATGTATATAAAGGCACACCTTCAATCATGAAGATTGATGTTGAAGGACACGAACTACATGTATTAGAAGGTGCTATAGAGACTATCAAGCAACACATGCCGTCAATTTTGGTAGAAATACATGACTTTACAGAACATAACAATGTACACAGATTTATAAAGGAGCTTGGATATGATGATCCTATAGCTCGACCGGAACACGTATATTTATATGTAAAGCCCTAATATCTCAGCGACACATGGATGGCGTACAACATCTTCATCAAGCATTTTTACGTGTTCTATATACTCCAAGTCAACGCAATCGATCCGATCGATAATGTCTTCTAAACCGTTACGGGTTTCGATATCACTCTGTTGTAAATCCCCGAGTATGATCATTTTAGAATTATCACCAATACGTGTGAGAAGCATTTTCATTTGACTGGGTGTACTATTCTGCATTTCATCCGCAATGACAAAGGCGTTTTTAAACGTACGACCGCGCATAAACCCAAGTGGTTCAATTACTACACGGGAATTAAGCTGGCCGTGTGAAAGTGTATGTTCAAAAACTTCGATCATGGGAACTGTCCATGGTTCCATCTTACTATCCATATCTCCAGGCAAATACCCCAAATCTTCACCCGCTGCGACGATAGGTCGTGTACAGATGACACTGTCATAACGGCGCTTAGCTACATTTATTGAAGCTTCCTGACATGCGAGTAAAGTCTTACCCGAGCCTGCGGGACCGGTTGCGATGATAATTGGTTTGGGAGATTGGATGGACCTTAAATATGTACATTGTCCAGGGGTTTTCGGGAATTGCATATACAGTATATTAAGGTTTTTAATCCTATAAATAGTATGCATGACGGATTTTTATTTTGTAACACTCGAGAAAACGGGTGCGTCTACAATTCTTGACACCAAAGCTATACCACGGTTCATATGCTTTAAATATTTTAAGACTGCTCGTGTGTACGCGAAATACCTATCCAAGCACAGAGGGGCGTTTGGAAAGTGGCCATGTGTAGACCTTTCTAAACCGATGTCTAAAATTGATCCCCCAGAAGGGTATATCCCACGTGACAGTGTAGATTTTGATGGTTTATTGAGTTTGAGTTATAAAACACACGAAGATTTAGATATATTGACACTCGCGACGGGAATACAATATTTCTACTGCCACGAGTTCGAATACGATAGTTTGCTATCAATTCGCCTGACGGGGCAGGAGATAGATGGCGAAGCGGATATTTTAATGTACAGGGAGAACTTAGATTACAGTATAAAGAATATGTGAGACTATATATAAATGACTTCTGTTATTACACAATTTAACCCACGCGACGAGAAGCATGTTCTATGGTTACAGAAAGTCGATAATGCTATGATTGGAGTTACCGAGCAGAAGAAGATTCACCTTGAAAAGATCGTCAATGATACACCGTTTACGTGTGGCGAGATTGATATGGTAGAATGGGCTTTCACACATTTCCAACTCGCGTTAAAGTATTCTCAGGCCGTTCTACGTGGTAAGGCTTTCATTCCGAAGACTTTTCTTTAACGAACTGTAAATATTCTTTTAGTGTAAAATCCCGTGGTTCAGAATTCTCGTCCATTCGCATAAGAAGTATCTTACCATCCACGCTTTCATTATCAAATGGTGTAGGAAGAATGTTTAAGTTCTTGTTTTTCCCTCGTACACATTTCATTATCACTACATCGAGATGTGGCCACTGTCCTATAAACGTGGCCGGTCCCTGAAGAATTTGAAATATTTCTCTCTTACTCGGGTCTATGTCTACCGTAATATCAACTAAGTGATCTATATCTTCGTGTATTAATACAGCATTTGTCATCTGGAATGTACAAATAAAAAAAGTTGTATTAATATATGCAATCTACTACTCAAATCGCAATCGCGTTGTTCGCCGCCGTATTTTTGTTGGGTGTGTGTGCTGAAAGATACACCATAATCGGACATTACGACGGAATAATCGATAATAAAAATTCTCATCGCAAGTTCCATAGCCTTGATACACCTTTCAACGTCAGACGCCTGTCGAATGATCGTAAACAAACAAAAGATCCTTTCAACACGTGTTCACCCGAATCATACGACGAGTGTGCAAAGAATGCTATGCCACACTTAAGTCGTTATTAATGTTTTCAAATATAAAATAAATGTCTAGAGACTTCGTGGTTACACGTATCGCGGAAATTTTAGATTTACCAAAAACGGATACAAAATGTATCAATCTCGAGGTATCTATTCATAACTGGGCTATAAATCGTTCTACATCATATTCAGATGTGCCCGCGTCTGATAACCACAGACACGTTAACCGTTATAAAACCAAATTTCTCGAGATTCAAAAATGTTTGAAAAAATCTCCGACACTTAAAAATGACATATTGACAGGTCGTTTGAAAACATATGACGTTGTTAATATACCACCAAATAAATTATGGCCAGGCGGACCAATGGCTCTTGAAATGGACGCAAGTTCAAAAAGAGACCAGATGAAACAATTTAATGCTGCGAGAGATGATAAAGATTACAAGGGTGCGTTCCGTTGTGGTAAATGTAAACAGTGGAAAACGACGTATTATGAGATGCAGACTAGATCAGCAGATGAACCCATGACTGTATTCGTCACTTGCCACGTGTGCGATGCGCACTGGAAACTTTAATCGAAGATTTTGAATCAGTTAGATCGGTATCCATATCTCCGACCGATAGGACATAATTGTAATTAGATGCGCGCTTATAGAGTGACTTGCCCAACGGGGGTGTAAAAATTAGTTCATCGTATGAGATATCCATATTACGTAATTGGTCCCGTGTCCACGTCACATTTTTATAAAAACCAGGGCGAGCCGTTATTATAATCATCCTATATCCCTTTTTTTGGGCACTCTTATATAAATCGTATATATCTTGTATAACTTTACCCGTACTAGTGTCGATGAGGGTATCATCGATATCAAACATGACGGCGTCACCGGGAGCTACTGTCGTCGGAAGCATCATTTATATACACTGAGAAAATGTTACTTTAAGAATAAAACGTGTATTTGGATAATGGAAGGTCAGATCGTAGACGTTGAATATGACGATCAACAGGTGGATATGTGTAAAATTATATCCCAGCACACAGATCATTATACGGTGAAACCTCTCGTATACGACCCAGATAAGTACATGTATAAGTTTTCACATTATACGTTTCAGGTACCGATCGAATCTATATCAGGGTTCTATGACACAACTGATATAGAAGATACGGGGCAGTATATCAAAATAGATGGTGTGCACTATAGGTCAGTGAATGATTCAGATCCAGAATATGAAATGGATAGTGATGACAGTGACACCGAGTCTGATATAAGTTTATACGATGAAAATGACTATGAATATGAATAAAAAAAATATCGGTATATATAAAATGAAATTCGACCCACGATACGCCATTTTGGCCGTGTTACTTATTTTAGCTGTCTTTAAGATCACACAGAAGGAAAGATACATGTGTGGTGGTAAACGTGAGGGATATAAGCCTGGTAGTCGCCGCGGGGGTAGAGGTATGGCGCGCGGCGGGGGCGGTGGCAAGATGATGGGTGGCGCTGGCGGACCCATGCTTGACCGTCGCATGCCGGCTCTAGAGGCTAAGCCTATTAAAAAAGAGGGATATTGTGCCAAGTGTGGATCCGGTGGTCAGGTTTTCGGTAAACCATGCCCAAAATGTAAAGGGGGTAAGGAAGGCTATTGCAGTTCATGTGGTGTTTAATAAACATACTTAAAACATGCTTGATATATAGGTATAAGTAAATATGGCCCCATATACCCCACCCAATACTCATTACAGTCAAATGGATGTATCATCGTACACGGAAGATGAAATGTTTAAGTTTATGGGAAAGCATGGTAAACGTTTTTATTGGCTTACTAAGTTTTTAAATCTTTCCTATATCTGGTATGATAAAAAACGTAGTGTCATTGAGATTTGGGGACCTTATAGTTCTCTACAAAATTTTCAGGCACATCATGTCATTGGTTGTGAATTGGATTATTGTGTCGGTAGAGTATAAATATACTTAAGTCATAGATTATGTAATTAAAATATAGATGTTGAAGCGACCCACGAAACGTGTACACCCTTCACCATGTATAAACACAGGTCCACTCATACCCGGTACACTTTTACATTCTATTATGAACCCATCTCATGAGATACAGAGACCTCCGCAGAGAAGTGCATTCGCTTTTCAGAATTGTGAAATTTATAAAAAACTATTGAAACGTAATTACGAATCTCTTAATATTCCTTATAAAGAACCAAATGTATTTGAAGCGGGTATGAAATCTGCAAATGAAAATGTGGAGGAGTGTCATATCGACTTTTTGGATAAAGTATACGTTAAATTGAATGTTTTAAAATCGGGTATAGTCCGAGTAAAACTGGTTACAAACTTCTGTAGTTTATGGGAAATGTATTATTCGAATGGTAAATCTCCACCATTTAAAACAATGTTAGCTGCATGTAAGGCGGTTGGTTATTCAGAAATTTTTCTGAATAGAATGAATGAAAATCGAAAAAAGCGTCAAATTTTTGCAAAAAAACTCGAAAAAATTCTCGAGAAAATTTTCGATAAAACGACTGCAACGAAGAAGAAGAAGGTTATAAAGAAAGTCGTCGCGGCACATGATGAAGATGGATTAGATACGGAAATAGAAGATGACGAAGATATTAACAGAGACGACGCTGAAGAAAATGAGGCTATCGTCGAGGAAGATGGTGAAGATGATACAGACGAAGTCGTAGAGGATTGTGGAGAGGAAGTATATGACGAAGATTAATCGAACCTAAGTTGTTATATACATAAAGAATATTCATTACAAAAATACACGATGGGGTACATTGCATGGGATACTGAAACATCGGGTAAACCCCCAAGTATCTCTGGAGAAGTTACACCAGAGAACTACCACCTGTTCAGTGAATGTCGAATGGCTTCAATCGCGGCTGTTACTTTTTCGCGACATGGTCGAGAACTATCTTCATATCACTCTCTCGTATATCCCGATGGGTTTAGATTGGGAATGCATGACGAAGACACTTTGGGTGCTACACATATACACAAAATCAAACACGTTCAAGCTTTGCGAGATGGTCTACCGTTTATGCAAGTGTATGATAAATTCGTCGACATCATCAAAAGATCTAGAGTGGATACATTGGTTGCACACAATTCTGATTTTGACAAAAACGTGTTGTTCAGCGAATGTTATCGGTATGGTCTATCCATTGAACCGTTCAAGCACTTGAAATTTATATGTACACTTGAACTGTCTCGGGGTGCGTTTTTTGATACACCGAATTACAAGCTCGAGACTATATACAAGTATATAACCGGTGACGTATTCCGAGCACATGATGCATTGGAGGATTCGCGTGCATGTGGCGTTGTATACTCTGTCGTGAGGGATATCAAATTTAACTGTCGAGATATTGGTGTTGATAAAATTTCAATCAATGTGAGTGATATTCCTGCGATTATTGGAAAGATATGGTTCACGAAACCTGTCGATCTAGCGAAAAGTATTTGCGCTTCTCACATTGGAAAGACGGTGATGGGTGCTGACCGTGAACAAATTATTGAACAGATTGCTTCTAGTGAACCATTTGTACGTGTTATGATAAACACTGCAAGACAATTTCAATCTCGAAGAACGCGTGACTTGGAGATGAAATTAAATGCGATTAAAGTCCAACTCATTTCAAAATGTCATTTGGTCAAAAGTGATTTGACACGGGTGTTCTCATATATCAGTGATATTCTATACAGTAAACTTACTGTCAGAGAATACACGCAACTCGACAAGCGTGAGTGTACCCATCCATTGTTTACTATCTGTGGAACGAAATATGAATTGCATGGGCGGGTGGGTGATATCATCAATGACGAGATTGGAATGACAATTGTGGGCGCAAAAGAATATACTGAACGTGTCAATACCACGCTGTCAGGGGTGGATGTGATTAGATCTCAGGTGTTGATGCAGATGTTGGGGGTTGATACATGTCGTTTCGACACTTCTACAGGTGTGATTAATATTGCGAGGGATCATCACATGTGGAAATATGAAATCGAGCCAAAACTTCAAAGGTTTTGTGAATATGTACATAGCAGACTTAGTAAACCAATTTAAAGTTTTTTTAATATATATACGTACAATGGCTACTCCTCAAAAGAAAGTTATCATCGCGCTTCCCGGAAAAGATTTCTCCTCTTCGTTTCTTATGGCATGGTCCGAAACTCTATTGAAGCTTACACAGCAGGGGTATCAGGTTGCTCTCACGGGTGATTATTCTGATTATGCTCCGTTCACTCGAATGAGGTCACTCGGTCTCGATAATACACGGGGTGATGATCAGAAACCATACGACGGAAAGGTTGACTATGACGTATGGGTTACGATCGATTCCAATATGATCTTTTCGCCTAAGCATGTTATCGATCTCATTGAAGATACGGATAAATACCCAGTCGTTTCGGGTGTATTCAGGTTGCCTGATATGAAAAGTATCGCAGCCGTTCGTCAGTTAGATGACGAATTCTTTCATAAGAACGGTGCTTACGAGTACATTAAGATGGATACACTTGACAAGGATATTAAGCATGTGCAGGTTGAGTATACAACTATGGGATTTATGGCGTGTAAAAAGGGAGTTATCGAAACTCTCACGTACCCTTATTTCAACTACCCCGTAAACGTGTGCGAGGTTGATGATAAATCCATCTCTCATATATTCCCAGATGACGTGTCGTTTTGCAAACGCCTAACTGACGCTGGGCATAAGATTACGATCAACACTGACATTCTCGTCGGTAACGAGAAACGACTTATCATCTAGTACGTTAATGAATATAAAAGAGAAGACACTTATTGAAATATAATGAACGGTCCTGATTATGACGAAATTAACACTGACAGTGAGAGTGATGATACTTCGCCGTGTGAACAGATGAACACTTTCAGTCATTATATGAACGAAGTATCGACCAATGTGAAAGTGTATCTTCTTTCCGTTTTCACTGCGACATATATAAACATGCCAACTTACATCATCAACACGATTAAATGGGTTAAAATGGCTGCCATCGATGCCCCTATCAAAGTCAGTGATGATATTGATAACCAGTACATCAAACTTAAAAGACACTTAAGTGGTGGAGACTGTAAAGAAAATTCAGACGTGGATAAAGAAGCTTGATGTTCATTAATAACCTGTACACACACGAGTTTGCAACCGCATTCCTTCAGGCCACGAGACCTCTCTGTCCAGACGTTCAACGTATAATCTGGGAACAAGTACTTTCTGATACTCCTATCGCACCTCCTACCCCTGTCAAGAAATGTTTGAAATCATCGGAACGATTATCAATTCGTTCATAAAACCAAAAATAAAAACAATACATACAGGTGCGTATATATTTACACAAAATCAGCACGGTGAAAGTGTGATTATATACGACCCATATAAACAGGTTGAAACTTGTGTAGAAGATGAAATGTCTGTCCTTCTTTTGAAATGTGAGCGATTAATTTCACATTTCAAATCGAAAATGAATTCACGTACCAATTCTCGTGGGCGTACACTGAATAATCAGATCGTAAGGTTGGTAAACGATGTCATCCATGATTATGAAAATGGTATAACGGATAATATTCATGAATATCACGAACGATATTCACATATCCGGGGGTCTGTCACTATGACGTCGATGTCGACTGTAAATCTAAATAGAACCTAAGTTATTAATATTATCAAGTTTTTTTATGCACAAACATCATGGATCTCTTTCACAAACTCATGGAACTCGTCGACAAGAACTCTGAAAATATCCCCGAAGGAGATTATTTGCAGATGTGCAATACCATCAAGGAATTACGAGAACGTGTCAAACCACCCCCATTTCTTATCGATCAAAACCACCCCCTCTGGGTTAATGAGAATACGGGTACACCCGAACGAGTACCTACATATGAAAGAAGTACACCGGATTATACGAATTATGCATCTTTATTTGAAGGTTGGGAGGGTGTCAGGGTGCGCGGGAATACTGATGAAATGACACAGGAAGATCTCGCTTTAGTCGCATTAGCTGTCGCACATGAGACAGACCTAGCAGAGGCGGCATATGTTGTACATAATGGTCACTCTTAGATATTTTTATTTAAATCTATAATGTGCTGCAATAATAGCAGATACGATTACACCGACCGTGAATAATTCATCCCTTGGTATAGAGCTCTTGATCGCCCAACTAACCGTAAAAAATACACCACTGAAAACCCCTATTGTTCTGAGTGCGAGTTCTTGGTATTCGTTCATTTACTATTACTAAAGATTTTATAATGAAACGATACAATAATAAAACTTAAGTCGGCGTGGTTGAAACTAAATATAATTGAATGTATCAATATGGAAGATGTTAGACAACTTATGGAAATGATTGATTGCAATGTTAAATCATTCCCAGAAGGGGATTATCTTAAAATGTGTGACAACATCAAAAATATTTTCGAGGTTGTTAAGACACGTCAAGATGATGATAGTGATGCTGATAGTGCAATCGATTTCACGTATGAAGACGAAGAGGATGAATACAATGCTCCAGACCTACCGTATGTCATAGTTGAGCATACAGACCCTCTTAACATTGCACCCCCAGGACGTTCTATTGTCGATCTCGATCTACAGCGTATACAGATACACCAAGAATATACTTCGATCACTGATCACTTACATCAAGCAACTCGCATGTTTAAACGACTGAAACTGAGACGTAATATCACGGCACGTGTTAAATATGAGGCGGTCAGGCAGTTCTGTGATGTTAGAATGTTACATGTTTCTGAGTACACATTGCATGCAGTAAAAACACATTATCCTCAGTATACATTTCCAGATGAGCGGGCGTTTTTTTATGATTTCCTACTTCAACACAATGAAAGTGTACGCGATCAAATGTATGATTTGTCAAATCAAATCAATATCCTAAAGGTAAAACAAGAAGAATGTGTTCAACGATATCATGAGTGTCAATAGGTTGATTTACACCACCACTCGTTTCCACCGGAATATTCAAACGCTATATGAATGAGGGCTCCTCCGATAAATAGTTTTACAGGTGTAGATATTTCGAATAGATGATTTAATAACATGAATATGATCAAATTCATCACACCGATTACAATAGCTTCTAACAGGACAATCTTCAACGGACGTAATTTCATTTAGTATAACGGTAGAAAAAAAATATTGATATATAAAAATATGAATTTACCCATGAAATTAAACCGGTCTCATTTGATCGTTTCAGTGGGATCGATGATTTTTGTTATGATCCTTTTATCTGTACTTGGATACCTTAAGTTTAGTGAAGGTTATGAATCGCCCGAGGCTCTCGAGGATGAGCTCAAACAGTTGATGAGCGAAATGACCGCATCTCCCGTCGTACAAGAATTGATGACACCCCCAGCTGAAGAGCCTGTTGAACCTGTACCTGAAGATGAAGAATTGACAACGGAGATGATGGCCCCGGGTCCTATGAATGGTAATATGGAGATGATGGCCCCGGGTCCTATGGGTATGTAAAATTTTATTGGTGTACAATAAAGAATGTCGAATACACAATACAGTGAAAAAATCAAGACGGCGCAGCCCAAGGTTATAAAAGCTTACAAGGATGCCATAGCCTCCGTAAAAGAAGTAATCGCTAAAAAAAGTAAATTATACACAGGTGACCCTAAAAATTACGATTTCGATGCATTAAATGCATTAGGAGGTGAAATGGAAAATGCTATAAAGAAGGCTACCCTTGCGATGAATTTACGTGCACAGGCTAAGTTACTAGGTGATCTTGACGAGTCGATCGTCAAGGTTGGAAAGGCTCGGGAACTTGGAGAACGTTTGAAATCTTCTAAAACGAGTGAAGCCCAAGAGCAAGTGATGAAAGAAATTTCAGAATCTTTATCGAGTGTCTAATACCAAAATGTTTACTAAAAATACTTAAGTTAATCGCTTTAATGTAGAAAATCATGGATAATGAAATTTTGTACAGTAAGGAGTTACATGTCAAAAGCTGAAGATATCGTCATAATCAGTAATAGTCACATGTGTGCAGAAAGGCAGCTTATCAGACAGCTGTATCGAGAGTGTATAAAAGAGGGTAAAAAACCGCATCACTTTACCAATTGGATACGACGAAAGTATGGATATATGGTGATTTACAGGAGTGGTATTCACGGTGATATGATTTCATTACCATGTGTACTGTGTAGGAAAATGATAGAAAAATACAATATATCATGGACTGCGCATGATGGTACCAAGTGGGTTAGTAGTTCAAGTGATGTGTGTATGCCCATTTCGAAACCCACTAACAAACAGAGACGTGTTTATGGATTTATACATAGATGACGAATATAAAATCCTGGTACTATAATAGATGGTGTCACCAATACTGATAGGAGTGGGTGTCTTACTTGTAATAAGTGTGATTGTGTTATTTCAACTACGTAAACCTAGTGTGATTCAAACCCCATTATCTTCGCCACAGCCCAGGACAGTGATTTCTAAAACCATATTGGCATCTGAGAAGAATAGTGTATCGGAAGTTGCGGGTGCTCTCAAACGTGTAGCAACTGTAAAACGAGAGGAAACGGAGGAACGTGTTAAAAGTAATAAGAAAAGGTTAGCTGAATTGGAGGCTAAAAAAGCAGCAGATTTAATCGCTCGGCAGGACGCAATAAGAAAGCGTGTAGAAATCGATAAACAAATAGCAGAAGCGCAACGTTTACATCGTGAGATGGAAGCAAAGAAAGCTGCCGAAGCTGCTCGACTTGATGCAGAAATGGCTGAAAGGCGTCGTATAACAGAACAAAAATTAAGAGCCGCTGCAGAGAGAGCTCAAAAGATGAAACAAGAGCGAGAAATGCGTGCACAGGCGTTTCGTACTAGATTAGCACAAATGAATGCTGAAAAAATGAGACAGGCAGAAATGTTAGCCGAAAAGAGACGTCAGACTGAGATTGCTCGTAAAGTAGAAATGGTTAGAAAAAAGCGTGCAGCAGAACTAGCAGCTAAGATGGAAATGGAAAAAGTTCTCGAAGAACAAATGAAGGTCCGCGACGACATACAGGAGGCTAATATTGCTGCGACTGAAAAAGTTTTAGAAGAGCAGAGATTACAGATACAAAAAGCCGAAGCCGAAGCTGAGGCGGCTAGACTTAAACGGGAGAAAGATGAGAAAGATGCAAAAGAAATGGAAGCTGCAATTGCAGAAGAAGTAAAACAGCAGAAACTTTTGGAGAACGAGGCAACGTTAGAAGAAGAAGCGCGATTGGCTGAAATACAAAAACTCGAGGCGGAATCAGAAGCGGAAGCGGAAGCGTTATTACTCGAAGAGACAAAACGTCAAGAGGAAATGGATGCTGAAATAATAAAAGTCAGGACGGAGCAGGATGCGGAAATGGCCCGCCTAGAAGCTGAAAGAGCTTCTGCGGATGAAGCTGTAACAACTGAGTATACAACTGCTTTACGTGAAGAAGAAGAACTCAGAAAACAAATCGCATTAGATGAAGCTAAATTTTTAGAAGAACAAAAGGAAGAAGCGCGTCTGTCTAAAATCGCATTGGATGCGCAGCAAAAAGCTGAGCAGGCTGAACAGGACAGACTTCTTTCAGAGGCAGCGGAAGATGCAGCAGAGCGTGAAAGAATTCTCGCGTCGGATACTGAAAAGATACAGACGGATGCGGAAGATGCTCTCGAAGCTGTTCAGTCTAGAGAAGAAGAGCTGGCTTCAAATGTATTAACGGCAGAAGAGGCCCGAGAGGTGTTAGAACGTGGTAATATATTAGATACTTTCAATGTTACATGTAGAACGAGGGTACCTGTTACATAGTAAATAAAAATATAAATATAAGATATGAGTGGGACTGTGTATGTTAAAGACGATGGATTTGACCGCTCCCCCGGAATGTGGTTATTTCCTAAACGTGAGTATCACTGGTACCACAGCCACACAATTAATAACGCCATCAGTTCTGCTGCGAGTTCTGTTGCGTCCGCCACCGTTAGTTTTGTGAACGAGGCGGGTCAGACGATTGTTGGTACGGCAGAACAAGCCGCCGCCGCCGCCGTGAAGGTTGCTAACACTGCAGCTCAAAAAGTAGAGGATGCAGCTAAAGCAACTGTAAACGCTGCGAAAACTGCATATAATAATGCTAAAGTGGCATACGATGCTGCTGTAGTTGTAGCTAACAATGCGGCTAATAAATTGAATGATGCAGCTGCAGTCTTAGAAAATGCAGCAAATCATGCTATAAATGCAACACGAGACGCCGCAAATGCAACGGCTACGTGGACCACAAAAAAAGCAAACGCAGCTGCGAAGATCGCTGAAAAGAATGCTAAGTCCGCGTGGAAGGCAACGAGTAAAGTTGCACTGGATGCTGCAAACAGTGCTGCATCTGTAGCTACGAATGTAGCAAATAATGCGGTGAAAGACTTTAACAATGCCGCGAACAATGCAAAACAATGGACTGATAAGGCTACACGTTCGGCATCTGATTTCACTAAAAAAGCCGCAAATGCGACGGCGAAGTTTGCTGAAAAAAATGCAGCAGTCGCTGGAAAATTTGCCGCCGATAATGCGAACAAACTTGCGAAGGGTGCTACGAAAATTGCAAATGATGCTGTGAAAGGAGCTGGAAAGATTGTAGATGATATAGATAAAGCTGCAAAAGACATTGGAAATGATATTGCCGATGTCGCCAAGGATATTGGTAATGAAACGAAGGCGCTTGCAAATGAAGTGGGAGATTTCTCTAAGGGTATAGCTAACGATTTTGCAGATTTTACTATGGAACAAGCTGAAATGGCTCTTACGATGGCAGGGGTTGATTTACAGGGTGGTGGTGGAGATGAAGAAGTTGGTACAGGTGCTTTAGATGAAGATACGTGTGCACAACTTACATCTTTCGAGTGGAAAAATGGTGTATGCGTTGAGAAGATATTTGCTGATCGAGTGATAGATGACACGGCGTGTGGTACATTAGAGGGGTTTGAATGGAACGGTAGTGAATGTCGGTTAAAAAATCCTTCGGTAGATTACACTACTATATGTTTAACTGGTGGTGGAGATATTTCCATGGAAATGAAAACACCTGCACCGACAGGTGGTGTTGAGACATATGTTACACAAGGTGTGGTGTTAAGCGAAGAAGATATGAAAAATTTAAAAAATCAGCAGCTTCGTCAGAGGTTGATCGAAAAGGCTAGGGAACTTGCTCCATTGCGTGAGAAATTAGAGGAAAGCAAAAAGAAAGAGTTACAGTTACAGCGAAATTATGATGATAAGATTAGGGAATTACGTGCCGCGGAGCGGGAGAAACAAAAAGCGCAGCTAGACTTAGACTTGAAAAAGCGTGAAGAGGCGGCATCTAAAACTGCTCAATCTAACGCCCAAAAGTTAGCGAACGAAAAAATAAAGGAAAATGATGCCGCGCAAGCTGCGAAGCTTGCAGCTGAAAGGGCGAAGAATGATGCGATTAAAAATAAGAATGCAGCAATCGCCGCACGAAATCATGCTAACAATGTTAAAAATAACGCGATTCGTGATAGAGATGCAAAAAACGCTAATAAGAATACAGCTCAGGGTACATATAACGGTGCAGTGAATGCTGAAAATAATGCTATAAACATAATGAATAATGCGATTCGTGATAGAAATAACTGGGAAGCTGAGAAAAATCGGCTTGAGGGTATAAAAACTGCGGCAGTAAATGCAAAGAACGCTGCACAGAATACAAAAAATGCAAGACAAACCGAATATAATAACGCAGTTGCAGATAGAAACAATAAATCTAGTTTACCCACAATTCCAACAGTATGGTCATCCCATAACAACAGAAAGATGTCCGGAACGTACTTGCACTATATTAAGAACAAATCCGCAGGTGAATGTAAAAATTGGTGTAATAATGACACCAGATGTGTTGGGTTTAATTATAAATCCAGCTGGATGTCCGGAAAAAAATGCTACTTTTATAGCACGAATAACGGCACTTCAGGAAATTCCTTTTATAAGGCTTATACATTAAGTAGATGATAGCGATATACGTTACCAAACCAAAATCTTACCAGTCATGACAATCCCATAAATGTTTGTCATGGCCTGGGATTTCTCGAAAAATAGGGCATTTTTTT